TTGTGTGTGCTAACACTCTCAACCTTGCTCTATCTTCATTCAAGGGTAAGTCTGCTTCTAAGCAGTCATTCAAAATCCGCCACACTTCAACTGCCGAAGGTAAAATCGCAGTTGCTCGTGAAGCGTTAGGTTTGGCTTCTAAGTATCTTGACGAGTTTTCTGTTATGGCAAACGCTATGATTGAAAAGGAAATCACTAAGGCTGACTTTGATAAGATTGTTGCTCTTGCTTACCCTGCCCCTGAAAAAGACAGCAAGGGTTCATTCAAGAAATACGACAGCAAGATTGACCTGCTCAACGCCATTTATGTCGGTCAGTTCAACGACACCATTTCTGGAACAGCGTGGGGTGCTTACAACGCTCTAACCGAACGCCTAGATTGGTATCGCTCGGCTCGTGGTGGAAGCAACGAAAGCATTTACGCTTCGGCTTCTGGCTTTGACCCTGTGATGAACGCAGAGAAGAACCGCCTAATGAAAGTGGTTCAGCAAGTCGTAATGGCTTAGTCTGCTAATCCTGAGCATGATTTCAAACTGCTCACCTGCTCCCATAGTTTAGTGGTTAGAACGCCAGGTTTTCATCCTGGTGGCGAGAGTTCGATTCTCTCTGGGAGTGCCAAATTTTTGCCCAAAAAAATATTGCCTATTTACAATGTCGGGGGGTAGGTGTATAATAGAGTATAACCCAAAAACAAGGAGACAAAATGACAGATTATCCAGACCGCTATTCACAACGCACCAAGGGAACCATTTGCCACATCCTAGATGTTGAGAAAGCAACCGCATTCCTAAAAGAAAAGTTAGACGCTCCTGATGTAGATTTCTCTGCCGAGCGTATGGCTATTGTCAATGGTGAGAACGGCGTTGCTACTCTACTTGACGAAGGTGTTGGCTGGTATGCTGACAAGAACGGCAAGTTGCCTATAAACTATTGGGGTAAGAATGGTATGAGTGGATACCTTGACATTACCCCCGAAGAATTGGCTCCGCTAATCAGTGATGAAACTATTGACCTTGCTGACCACGTTCGTCTATTTGGCGACCGCCTAGAAACAAACCTTACCATTTGGCAATACTACGCCAAGGGCTACCCACAGGACAAGATGTCGGTGGTAGCAGGTATAATGGAAACCTCAAACAAGAAAGCAGGAAGCAATGCCTAGATACTATGTTCAGGTTCAAGTATGTTATGACGGAGAGATTGAAGCCGATAGCGAAGAGCAAGCAGAAGAAATGGCTTGGCACTCTTACTATGGCGACGACCCTGCCCTAACCTACGACAGCGTTTATTCCATTGATGTAGAAGAGTTGGAAGAAGACGAAGAAGACGAGGACGAAGATGAGTGATTTGGAAAGCCTATTGGCTGAACGCAAAGCAGTAGAAGCAGACTTCAAGAAATTTGAAGGTAAACTAAATGATTGGACGCACGACCTTTTGTTGAGCCGCATGGAGATGCTAGATAGTATGATTAGCATTGAAAAATACAATGCCTAGAAAGGTAGCGTGTGAACACACTTTCATTTGTGATTATTGTATTAACTGTGGTGCTTATTATATTCGTAAACCAATAAAGGAGACAAAGTGAACATCGAAGAAATGTTTGAAGAGCGTAAAGCAAGTGCCGAGCGTATCTGGCAGATTGTTAATAAACTAACGTATGAAGAGTTTAGGGCAATGCAGCGAATGCTTGCCCCTGTGGACGATGAAGAGTGATACGGAAAAGGTTCTGGAACTCATTGACTCATTCATGGAAATTCCAAACGTGGACAGCCTTCCTACAACGACTATTCTAAATCTGCTCCGTCTACGAATTGTTGACCCTTACTTCTTTCAGGAGTAGGGGCTTCAATTTTTTGGGCAAAAAATGTTATGTAAGGTAAACAAGCATAATAAACTAATTACGAACCCTGTATATTTTTCCCCAGATAATTAGATATCCGATACCGATTACGAAGGAACACATGTTTCCCAGGTTATCTAGGTATCAGATACTAATTACGAAGACTGTTTATTTTTTCCTGAATCTAGCCAGCCATTAGGAAGATATCATCAAGACCATCATAGCCTTCGTCTTCTATCTCTAGTGATGCTAGTAATAGGGAGAATGTCTCATCTATGAATTTATTAGACTGCTCTGTTGCCTTTACGATACCGTTCGAAATAGCATAGGCTAGAGGCAGACCCAAATCATTGTAGGAAAAGAAATCCTCAAAGTTCTGGTCGTTCTTATAGCCTAGCCATAGTTCTGACAGGATGTCTGCCTTACTCTCTTGTGTCGTGATACTCATTGCTCTTACCTTCTCTTTCGTGTTTCATTGCTTCTAAGATTGTTAGTATTCTTCGGTATGTTACATTTGGTAAATACCAAGCCAAATACTTTCCTGCTAGTTCTAAGTCAAATCTCAAATCACTAACAAAATTACTAACTAATGTCGCAAATTTTTCTTCATTACTCTTTCTCATACTACTCTATTCTCTTATTATCATTATACCAGAATGTGGTGGGGGATACAAGTAGCAATTACTCATACCCCCCACAGTTTGACGGAATCGGAAACCCCTAACCTATCCGTCATTGGCAGGGAGTGCTCTCAACCCACCAAGTTTAATAATCTCATCAGTCTCATCCGCACCAGGCAGGGTCCCAAGCAAAGACTTTAACCTAGGCGGAGCAATCTCTAGGAAGCCCTGTAGGCTATCTGTCCAGTCTGTACCGTACTCTTCTTCTGGATACTGGCTCCTCAGATACCGTGCCTCTGCAAACGTCGTGGTAAATAGGATGTCAGTGTACCAGTTATCAGAGCGGTCACCGTCCCATGTATAAACTACAGGATTAATAGTTATAACGTTCTCCCATGTAGTACCGTCTTCGTCAGAGTAATGCTCTCTGAAGAATATGTTTAGGTCCCAATCTTTTTGCATGTTCTCATTCCATTCTCTTACCATTAGTCTGCCCACACTGTCTTTGTGCCAGTACCGCCACACTCAGGGCAGTTGTTCTTAGGGTCCACATCACCGTCATAGCAATCGCAGTCGATGTACTCGCATACGGTAATGCAGATGTTGTCACCTTCATTCCAAGGTTTGTTAGTGATGTAGTATTGAATGCGGTTCACATAATGCATACCGTTTACAATGTACACACCGTTGTCGCCATCCATTTCAGTCCAGACGTTTCGCTCGTCCTGCTGACGTACATAGTCTTCTTCATCACCGTAGGTCTCGTATGAGATACCTTCACTAGTTAGATGATTAGTCATAGGGAGATAAATCTTCTCCCAGTGTTCGTTAGACATCTGTTCGCACGAAGGGCAGAACTCTTGATTTGCTTCGCATAGTCTGCAAAAGGGGGTACAGTCAAAGCCACCGTCATGTTCAGGGCAAACAATCTTAGTATGATTACACAATTCGTTGTCTCAATTCTTCTAGGGTTTGGTTATCGTATCCATTATACATCCCACCACTGACATCTAATACCATGGCGATAGCGTCGTGCCACCCCTTCATATGTGCAAGGTTGCCAAGATTAATAATCTGGGTAGAGAAGTCTTCTGAATCATCATTAACAAACTTATCAACATAGGAATAAAGGATGTCGATTTCTGCATCCCACTCTTCTGTGGTTAGGTCCTTACTCATCTTCATCCAACTCATCGTTAGTGTGTACATTCTCAATGTCTACTGAATACCAGTCGTGAGTATATCCTAATTCAGATGAATAAGGTTTCCACTCTTCTGCTTCACGCATTGCTTTTTCTTCTGCTTCTTCGTAACTATCTGCTTCTACCTGATACTCAGTGTCGAAGTGAAAGGATACGGTTACATCAAATGTTGCCATGGGGTTCTCTTTCTCTAAGGGTTATATATCTATTATACAGTATGGGCTACTGCTTGTCAAGGTCTTCACGGATAAATATTAGGTCGTATATTAGTTTATATACATCAGCATATCCGTCTAGTCTTCCATTCCAATAGTTAGCAAGGTCTGTGTCCGACGCTTCTATCTGCTCTTCAGCGTATAGCATAAGGGTCTTCAACTCACCATGTACTAGGTCATGGATAGGAATGGATGTATCTGCAATTGCTTTAGGATTTATCATCGGAAGATACCATACCCTCCGAAGTCACCCTGGTCTACAACATATCGCTGCACGTTCATCCATGCACTCTCACCTTTGAAATACTTAGTAGTCTTACTAGTCTTTACTCGGTAATAGTCACGGTAGTTAGACGCTTCGTAAACTCTAGCCTTATCAGAGTTATACAACTCTTCCCACGCTACTACGTCTGATACCTTTGTTGATTTTTCTACATATTGTTTTGTCATACCCCCATTATAAGGTATACCACCGACATTGTCAATACCCAATTTTCTGGATATGTCCAATAAAACTATTTATCTTATATGCGATTTGGGCAAAATTTGTAATAAAATTATTTGTCATTATAAGGGATTACGAACCCCAAAAATTTTTTCCCAGATATTACGAAGGCATGTATTTTTCCCCAAGATGCTTATCAGGATACGCTAACATAAAAAGGTATTACGAAGGACCTAAAAAAATCGCCAGAAGTTTTGGGGGTATTACGAAGACAGTCTTTATTCTCCCTAGTAGTATATACACTATACATGTATTACGAACGTGTATATTTTTTCCCTGATTTTATATATGTTTTTATATTATTATTGATAATTATTCTCAAAAAGGATTACGAATAGCCACATTTTTCCCCATATTTTAATGTATTTTAATAGGGATATATAGGGGCTATGGGGCATAACAATTTTATAACGATATGGGGATTTGGGGAAATGATTACGAAGCCTATTAGTGATTTGCTCCATTACACACTATCTTATTTAAAATCCATATCCTTAATGAAAACAGTTATCAACAGTAAGTTATATCTGTGGATAAACCTGTGGATAAGTATGTGTATAAGTGCTATTTTTCAAGGGTATGGAAGGAAATTCCAAAGCCGAATAGGTGTTTTGGCGTATTGAACTTAAAGCCCTTTATCTCCTTTGTGGATATCCAACTAAACCCATATGGCTTAGGTGCTGATATCAACTTAAAGTGTTTAAAGTGTAATTGCATTAGGTGTATTCTTTCTACTAGGGATTACGAAGCATCTTTTGTATGCCCCGAATTTTTTATAACTTCTACCAAGTCAGCATAGACTTGCTCTGATATGTAGTTCATAGTGCCATACTCAAATAGCACCTTGATAAGACGTTCACGCTCTTCATTACGAACATAGTCTGTATACGCATTGATTTGATTTACATCCTCTTTGCTGAACACATTGTTTAGTACCAGCATGTTGTTCTCAAAGTTAATCATTCAGCATTACCTATGTCTCTGAAACGCTTAGGAGGATGTTTTTCTCCACCTGGATTCCATAGCACTTCGTTCTCATTGTAGAATCTAGCCATTACGAACATCAGGTCTGATAGCCTGTTTAGGTATTGTGCTACTAGAGGATTTACTTCTCTTCCAGTTACATTCCATACCCTGCGTTCTGCACGTCGAACAATTGTTCTAGCAACGTGGAACAGGGCTGACGTTTGATTGCCTCCAGGCATTACGAACGACCTTAAAGGTTCCAGAGTTGCATTGTATAAGTCTATATCTAACTCAAGATTGGTAACCATCTTATCTGTTACTCTCAGTTTGCCATCACCTTCGGTGTATGGTGTGCATAGGTCTGCACCTACATCAAACAATTCATTCTGTAGTCTAGTCAAAACAATGTGCCCACTGTTCCCATAAGTGCCGAAAGCAAGTATCATACCAATAGCAGCGTTTGCTTCATCTACTGTAGAATATGCTTCAATTAGTGGGTCAGTCTTAGATACCCTGGAATTATCTCCAAGGGCTGTAGTTCCTTTGTCGCCAGTCTTTGTATAGATTTTACTTAAGATTACCATACTTGCCTCTCAGTAGTGCTAACGCACCCTTTAGATTAATACCGCTCTTGTCGTTATACATCTCTTCTAGCAGGTGAATGATACGCTCTCTCTCACGCTCTTCACCAATCTGTATCCAATGTCTCTTTACGACATTGAGTTTTGCTTTCTCTACGAATCCCATCCGACTACCTCTTTCTCTGGCTCATGGTTTCTAATTGCTTCTATAATTTCTTTACGAGTATATGGGTCTTCTTTCAACCAATCTACATCGTGTATATACTTATTAACTTTATCAATGATTTGTTTGTGTTGCTCGTCCATACCTGCTTCGAAGCCATGCTCCCAGCCAAGGTCGTAACCCTGTTGTACCAAACGTAATCGCCATTTAAATATCTTAGGCAGTTTCATAATTCTCCTCGTGTGTTACCCAGTAATACTTGCAAGGTTCTTTGCGGTCTGGGCAACAAGGTTGGTTGTCACTATCAGACAATGCACTAAAGAACTGGAAGTATTGGATAGGGTCTTTCTTATATAGGTTAGCCTTGTGTGTAGCATTAACCTTAGCCATCTTAATAGCATCGTTATACCAGGCTGGTTCACTACCACCCCAATTGTCAGCATTCTCACGCCATGCAGTACGAAGATTCTTCTCATTCGTATCAGTCTTAATACCACGACTAGACGCTTCAAACAACATAGCCATAGCATAGCCCCACAGAACCTTCTCACTACCACGCCACATCTTCACGGCTGGATGGTTACGCCATCCTGCTCGTGGGTCTGGGTTAGATAGTACATTAAGAATCTGGTAGCACTCAAGCACTTGCTTATTAAGTCGCTTGCTGTCTAGGACTTTAGCAGTCTCGGTAAAGTCTTTGTAAGGTAAAAAGGTTTGCATTCGTTCTCTCTCGTTTAATGGACCTATATAATAGTATACAGTATAGTCGCTTGCTTGTCAAGCGTTGGTACTCTATACCGCCGAACTTTTTCCGTCCGAACTTTCAATCAATTTGCGGAGAACATCATACTGAACAAACCCAAGATTACTACGCTTCTGCTCTGCATCCAGGATTGCCAAGAATCTGTCTCGCTCATTCATAATACCAATAAGGTATGAGGTGAGGTCCGTGACCCCTTGTCCGTCTAAATCTGCTAGTCTTCCCACAGGAACTCCTTCTGTTTATATTCCTTACTCCATTATAAGGCATACGGAAGTCCGTGTCAAGTGCTATAATAGAAATATGTTAGACAAATATCGTTACGCTATCTACCCAGAAAGAACCTACGTCGTCAAAGTTGATGGCGAAGAGGTCGAAGTTCTGGGTCAGGACATTGTTAATATTATTCCAGATGTGCTAAGGAAGAAGTATGTAGAAGCAATGTTCGGATACGAGGTCGTACCGTTTGACAATACACAGGAAAGTTTGGTATAATAAATGGCTGCTAAAAAGGCATCGACACGCAACAGCAACCGTCAGAACGGCAAGGCTTCCAAGAAGTCTCCAAAGGTTTTTGACCCTGCGAAGCGTAGACTAGTAAAGGTTAGTTAAATGGATAGAAAGACTCGTAGAGATAACGAGCGTATTATTAATACAATTAAAAAGAAGGCTGTTAAGGATACTGAGACTTGGATTCTTAGTCTCTCGTCTGCCCCGACAAAGAACGAAGTGGTTGCATTCCAGGCTGGATACATTGCTGGCATGAATCGTGGAATGAACAATGCGTGACTTTAAACAACCTTATTACGAAGGACCAGATTGTGTCTGCTGTGAAAGTATTAAAGAGGACACGCTTAAAGAAGTTATTAAGATGCTACAGGAACAAGACTCTGTATGCTCCGATTGGGTAATCGGTTTGATTGAAAAGGAAATGGAATAGTATGTGGGAAACAATTTTTAACGTAGCAATGGTTGTCGTTGGCATGGGCTTTCTAATGCTGGTATCGTGGGCTGTCGATAAGCATGACAAAACCTATGATGGTCTAGACTACAACGACGAGGATTAATCTTGCGTAAGTGTGGCTTCTGTATGACAGGGCATCACCATAACTGTAAACCAGTTATTAATTATTATGAGAAAACATGGGTGTGTGAGTGTCCTTGTCGTACTCAGGTTCATTCTGAGGATACTGTTCAAGACACGGATAGCAAAAGTGAGTAGGTCTAAAGACGTTTGGCTTTGGACATCCACCCAGAACAATCTTATCGTTCTTCGCTAGGTCAATCATTTCCATAGTGGGGAAGCCGTAAACCACTTCTACAAGGGCTTCATTACATAAAGGACAATTCATACTACTATTATACACTAGATACTTTACATTGTCCATGGGTTCTGGTATAATTGGTATATGATTATTACAGACATTGACGACACGGTACTAGAACACTTGAGTTCTACCCCCATTAAAAAAACTATTAAGTACATCAACTCACTAAACACTAAGGTAATTGTGATTAGCGGAAGACCAAGAAGCATGAGGGCAGAGACAGAGAAGGCTCTCAGGGATGCTGGATTAAGATACAGCAGTCTTCTTCTTAACCCTTATGACTATAGGCTTACCAACAAGTGGAAGGCTGAGTGTGCTAATAAGTTGAACGACGCTACCCTGGCTATTGACGACAACGCTGGTGCTAGAAAGGCTTACGAAGCCGAAGGCATTAAGGCTATTCATCCTAACGATGTTCCAGACATGGACAAGTTCTGGGCTACGTTCGAATCTAACAGCGGATACTAAACAGCCGTTATAATTAAGTATGGATAACATACAGGATATCGAAGGCAGAGTAGATGAACTCTACCACAAGATTGACGACATTCATGCTGAGTTATATTCACTTGGTGGCGAAGAAGAACGCTTTGAATTCTTTGAAAGACTCAGAGAACTAATCCTGGAAAAAGAACAAGAGAATGACACAACTGCTGCAGCCGTTCTTGGCTGGGCTTATGAAAGACTATCCGAAATCTAATCGTGATTGGTCTTTTGTTTTACTAGAGCCAGCATTCTTTCTGGTGTAGATGCAGAATAGTATAACCAGTAAAGTTCAATGTTCTTCATCTGGCTGTGATTAAATCCAGGGTCGTGTATCTGTGTCTCATGCCCCAGGCAATAGATAGTTCCATCATGCTTAATAAAATTACTACCCTTAATGACTTTGTGTGCTAATTCAAATGCTGAATCTTCTGCTCCCCATTGCATAAACTTTTCATCCATACCGCCCAAGTCCCACCAAGCCTGTGGTGTGCATACCCAGACACCACCATTGGCTTCTGTGTATAATGTATGCTTTAGAATATCTCTATTCATACCAGCATAAAAGAGTTCACTCATTCTCATGTCAAAGTATTTGCAGATTCTGTATGGGTTGTGTATCATGCCATCAGAATAGGCAGCATCTATCGCTTCTAGGAGCGAAGGCAACTCTGGTAGGGTATCTGCATCATTCAAAATTACGATGTCACAGCCAGCCTCCTGTGCCTTCCTGACCCCTAAATTACGGCTACCTGAAGCAGACCATTTCTCACCTGGCTTATCTGCATAGAATATCTCAATGTCTGGTAAGTTAGTTTCATACCATTCAAGAACTGCTTGCAATGGTCTTAGTCTGGTTGGAGTTTCTCTCCATGGGATTATGAGTCCTATTTTCATATTCTTATTATACCTTATCTGTCCCCTCGGCTGGAATCGAACCAGCGACTAAGAGATTAGAAGGCTCCTACTCTATCCACTGAGTTACGAGGGGTGGTGCTATGTTAGTTTTGCAACATCACTATCTAGTTTATTAGCAATGTAGTCCTGGTAAGCCTGTCTATCGTGAAAGAATGCTTCGTTAGAACTTGACTCCCTGTATGTGCTGTCCTCTACCGCTTTACCAATTGTAAAGTGCAAATGCTCCAAAATGATTTCTGAAAAATATTTCAAACTTGACAACTTTGTTCCTAGGGACTTCCAATAGTTATCTATATAAAGATGCTTGAACTCTGGGGGAGACATAAAGCCTAGGGTCTTGATGATGTTTGTATTCATCAGAACTGCGGTAGGCAATGCCTCACCCTGATACAAGTCGTTACCATATGCAATAACATTTGGAATAGACGATATCTCCTGTAGCATCTTAGCATCCCAGGCTTCTGTTCTAATACGAACATCGTCCCCCATGAATGCAATGTAATCATAATCATTAGCATACTTTACTGCAGTAGTGTTTAACTTACCACTCATTGTAGGACTGTCTACGGTTTCATACTTTACCCCAGGAATTCTAGGATACTGAATGTCTCCCAAACTTAGTACAAATATAAGGTCAGTGTCTGTTGAGTTATCTTTAAATGACTCATAGAACTCCAGGTGCTTATCTGGTCTGCCCTTAGTTGGAACAATCAGTAATACCCTAGACATCTTTAATCCTCTTCTTTAGGTCAGTTGTGCTAATGCCTTTGGTGTATGGAATGTATGCCAGACCAATACCTCGCTCGTCCAGCCAGTCCTGGTCAAAGTTCATCTGTGCATAGTAGTCACGTCTAGCCCAGTCAGAACCAATCACAATTATGTCTGGTCCCACAGCCTCAATCGCAATAGTCGAATCCGTTCCACCAGTATTTGGCACAACGGCATCCACATAGCGACAAGCCAACAGAACAGCCTCACGCTCCGAATAACTTACGACAGGAGCCTTGCCCTTGTACTTAGTAATAAATTCATCTGTGTTTAAAGCAACAGTGACAGACCCTATCTCTGAGCAACGCTTCAGCAATGCTACATGTCCTGAGTGGAACAGGTCGAACGTTCCTCCTGTGTAAACCTTTAGCCCCACTAGTCTTTCAACGCCCTAAATGTTTCTGGGAATGCATCGTGTGCCAACTTGCTTACAGCCTCAGCGTAACTCTGAATCTCAAACTGTGCATCGTATGCCAAACGCTGTTCCAGGAATGTAATAACGCTTTGCAGAGATGTTGTCCAACGCCAGCGTACATACATACCATAGGCAGGTAGGAATAGACGAGCCAACTCTGGTGCAACACCATCGTCCATAGCATCGTGGTATGCCTGTGTGCCATCTGCAATCATCTTAATTAACTTATTAGTGTATGCCATGCCTAGTGATTCTGCTACTGGCTCTCCGCTACCCTGCTTAGAATTCTCAGGCTTGCTCCTCCAGGCATCGGGCTCTGGTACATAGAATGCTTCGTCTTCTGTAATGTAACGGCGAGACGACTCGTTCCATCCATTCTGCTCGTCAACGTGTGTGGATGCGACTGTGTGCTTCCACCACTGACGTGCTACGAATAGCGGTGCGTAGATTTCAAATGTCAATGCAGCATGACGAAATGGTGATGTGTGTCCCTCACCCAATAAGAATCTAAGTAGTCTAGCATCACGTTCTTCAAACAGGTGCGACTCTTTGTCATAGGATACACGAGCAGCGTTTACGATAGACAAGTCGTCACCCATAGTATCGACTAGACGGACATAGCCTTCATCAAGTAGACTAATCTTCTCCATCTTCATCTCCTAGGATAGCCAATACGCTTGCACTAAATAGTGAGATGTAGTCTTCACCCTCATGCTTAAACTTGACAACGTTGTTTGGATTAAACATAATCTTGTCTCCAACCTTAACGTCCATTGGTACACGAACACCGCTCTTTAGTTGTCTACCCTCGCCTACAGCAAAGGCAACACCGATGTTCTTTGGTTCATCTACTTCGTTGCGGATAATCAAGAGACCGCTGGCATTCTGCTCAGGCTCTGAACTCTTCTTCTCCATCTTGATAATGATAATGTCTTCTGGTGCTTTAATCATTACTTCTCCCAGTTCTCGTCAATTACTAGTAGTGCAATTAGTGCGTAGTTTGCCATGTCAATGAATGAATCACGAAGGCTCTCGTGCTCTGGGTCAACACCTGAATCAACAAGGTGATTAATACGAGCCAACTTATCGTGCATACGCACACGCAAACCGTTTAGTGGACCGCCTGGACTGCCAGAGATATTCTTCGGTCCGTAGTCCTTGTGCTTGCTTACCAGAAGCGTCTCCGCTTCCTTAAAGACCTTTGATACTGATTGGGTAAATTCTTTACTTAGTTCCATTTTAGTACTCGTCTTTCTGGTGTTCTACACCGTGCTTGTCGTCAATGTACTTGTGAATCTTGCGTAGTGCGATTGCCTTAGATACTGCATAGCCAACGATTAGAAATACAGCGTTCCAGAAAAATTCTGATACCATATGCTCTAGACCGAATGTTACTTCCATGATTGTTTCTAGCAGGGTCTCGCCCTCGTGTAGATGTTCTTCGTGTTCCATTAGTGCTCCTCACAATGCATAATTGCATCTCTCTCAGTTTGATATTTCTCCCAACAATTAGTGGGGACTTGTGTTGTTATAGATATAATTATACCAACAACAGCAAGTATTGTCAATAGCGGCAAGACTATTCGGCTAATCATTTGGTAAGCCAGTCTTTTAGTTCTGGGTTGTTCTTTAGTACCGCCAACAGGTTGTCTTCATAAAGTGCAATGAAGTAGTGTTCCCAGTCTTCAAATTCATCTTTGGCTTTTGGCTTTGGCATACCATCATTAACAAAACGAATAGCATGTAGGATTTCGTGTAACAGTGTTACCTGTTTCTTGTCCTTTGTAACGTCCTTGTTTATAACAATAAGATTACCAGCCTCAACAGTGTACCCATGGTTGCCGTCGTTTATCATGCCGTCGTCTTTACTGCTACGTTCTTCTACTCTATACTCCTGAGAGCCAACTTTAATAATCATGGATATATTTTACAGCAAGATGTTAGTCTTGTCAATACCTATTTGCTTCTAAGTGTTCCGAGTTTGTGTCCAACAAGTGTGTCTGTTGGCTTGCCATCACGATATACTCTAATGACTGCGGCAGGTGCTTCTAGTGTACCTGTTACTGTGAAATCTGAGTTTGGAACATTGTATTTGCCATTACGAATAATTCTAACAATCTTTCCTGTTGCTGTACCCCCAGAAGAATTCCAGGATACCATGCTGCCAACGCCTACAGCCTTAGAAACTTCTTGTCCCTGTCCTGAGTAATCTTTACCAAAATCAATAAACAAAGCCTTGTCTGCTTCTCTAGTTGCAATGGCACGAGACCAACTGAATCCAGCGTCACCGCCCCAAGCGTCCCACATGATTCTTCCGTTGGAAGGATTGGATGTGTTGTTAAAGTCTTTGCCCTTCTTGTCTACCTCGTGGCGAGAGAAGAATGAATACATACGCTTGACAACGCTTAGTGACATTGAGCGTCCTGCAACGATGTCTCTTGCTCTACCCCAGCCAACTGGAGTTCCTGCACCTGTAGCCTTACCCTCTTCTCTCCAACGGATAGCACGAGCGGCGGCAGCCTTCATTCCAGCAGTTGGAGAATATCCCTCAGCCTTATCCATCTCGTACTCTTCTTCGTACTCTTCGTCTTCTTCCATAGTGTGACCATCTAGGGTATCAAGTTTCATTGCATCCATGTACATCATACCAATGCTGTATGCTGTCTCTTCCCATACACCTTCATCTTCTTCTTCATAAACTCTAACAGACATTGCTGGGTTTTCTGGTGGCATAGATTCCAAAGCATATTCTGTTCCAGGAGTTCCAAGGATTCCTCCCTCTACCATGATGTGTTCAACACGACCATGAACCATACCCTCTTTGGTATTGCCCATTACATAGTCACCTTCAACAATTGTGTCAGCCTTATACATAGCACTAATAGATGTGCCACCACTAGAGACAGCACCAGACGCATTGGCTCCATTGCCACCCTGTAGTTTTGGTTTACGAAGTTTGACTTTCTTTCCACCACGCATTGAGGTTGGTGTCTTTACCCCAGAATTGGGATAGGTTGGGTTTGGTGTTGACGATGGGTTTGCCCCATATTCTGATTTAAAAAAGAATTGTTCCATTTGATTATTATACCATATCTATTAAAGGTGGGCAGTTTTTAATCATGCCCAGGATAGTTAGACTACTTCTTTGTGATAGTCTTTTTGACTGTTACAGTCTTTTTGACTGGAGCCTTCTGAGGAGTTGCCTTTGCAAGTGCTTCCTTGATGTCTTCTTCCTTTGGAACGATACCAAAAGCAGCGTCCTTCGGGTTGAGGTATCTTAGAGCAACTGGCAAGACAGCAGCGACCAATGACCATACTAGGTCTAGTGGGTCAGTTACTCCTGCTAGGTATAGTGCAGAAGCCGCACCAAGTACGCTTCTTCCATACGATGCTAGTAGTGCTTTAATTTGTGCGTTCATTTATTTCTCCTTGTTAATGCCTAGTTATTAGGCGTTTGGTTTTCTTTTGGCAATACTTCTTTTAGTTTGTCGTATGCCTCGGAAATTCTCTTTAGTGCATTTGTGTGAGCAGTTTCGCCAAGGACTTGTCCAAAGGTATTAGCCCACTCAATTGTTGGTGCAACGTCCTTATCAAATTCAGATAGGGCTGATTGCACCTCTTCGATATACTGGAAAGCCCAGTCACGAGATTCTGATACAAACTTCAAGAATCCATCAGTCTGTTCCAGTTTAACGTTTTCGATATCCTGATATAGTTCTTCCACCTTTTTCTGCAAAAGCATTCTATCTGCCATCTCTTGCATGTATAGTTCAGACAAGGCTTTAAACAATGTCTTGGTCTTAAAGAATCTATAAACAAGATAGATAATGATTGTTACTAATACCCCAACAACCACAGAGTCAATCCAAGATGGAATCATATACATCAGTCCTTCAACGCTTCACGAACAATGTAAACAATAGCACCCTGCTCTTCCAACACTCTCTTTACATCTTTGATGTATTGAATAGCGTCTTCTACTTGGTGGTCAAGAAGACTTTCAATGTCTTCTGGGTCAATCTGAACAGTCAGAAAATCGTTAGCATCTAGGATAGTTACGCCAAAGTTCTCTGGTGGTACTAGTGCCTTAAATGCTGTAGCCATTTCGGTAGTATACATATTATTCCTTATCTATTGTTAAATCGGACCAGGTGTTAGCCCAGGCTTCTTTTGTTTTGTGTCTATTAAACTCTCTAGATATTTTACCATTATCTAGATAGACTCCGCCCCATACTCCGACCTGTTTGGTTGATACCCCAACTGCAAAGCACTGACGCATCACAGGACAGGTGGAACAGAATTCATCGATATCTTTTCTTAGTTCGACATCTTCTTCATACTTGTCAAAGAAGAGATTGGTGTCCCAGCCGTCACACTTGGCAGACTCTCTCCAGTTCTTGTCATTCGCCATTCTTCTTCACTAACTTGGCTGGGATATCCCAACCGCTTTCAGTAATGTCAAATCGATTGACGGTGTGCCACTCATGCTTGATGAACTTGGCATTGGGTTGCATCCATGCTGTTGGCGACTTCTTCGCCTCAAGCACAGTCCAGCCATCCCACGATAGCGACTCATTGTTATCTACAATGGTCTCCATTTGTTCTAGTGATTTAATTAACATTGTTATCACTTTCTGTTATGTTACCTGTGTGTCTCCTGAACAACCACGTTAGATTGGTTGCAGGGATTGCTATCGCTAGTAGCGATATACTCCGACTTCGATATCTTTGGCTTCTGCCAACTTTACCAACTCGGAATAATCCTCTTTAGGTTTGCTAAAGAATAGGAAATAGTTAATAGAATTAATATTGTCTTTAATCCACGCAGGTGGAACCTTGACTAACTTAATTCTTACACCGTGAGCCTTTAGGCTACGCTCAGAAATATTTGCAAACTCTAATGCAAACTGATTAATGTTAACAGGACCAGCAGACATGATGGTAAATACCTTATCGTCCTTTGGTAGGTCACGCAAAGCGTTCCCAATGCCACGCAGAAATACTGCATAATCAGTGAAACCTTTAGTTCCCTGAATCCCTACTATCATCTGATAGTCCTTCCGTTAATCGTTCGACGACAAATATCATCTTCTCTAATTCTACCTTATCTATGGTAGTCATGTCAACTGTTTTTTTATTTTCCTGGTCAATGACACCATTCTCAAACTTAGACGTGTAAACGCTGTTGTCCTCAATCCAGTATGCATCGTCACCAATAAAGAAGATGCGAGTATACTGTGAGCGGTTGTGCTTTATCGACTGGCTAATTGTTGGCTTTGGTGGAATGATAGGAATAAAATCTGCTACCAACTCATACTGACGAGACTGGCTAAACATTGTCTTGGCAGACTTAATATTATTCTTAGGATGATTAACTAGTTTTGCAACAATATACATTGTCACTAAGGTTACTATTGAACCTGCAAAATATTCCATCTAATCACCTTCAACTATTATACTAGATTGTTGCATCAAAAGCAAGCCAGTTTTGCTTTGCTTTGTCCCAGGTGAAGTTGTTCTTGATATCTTCTACTTGCTGTGTGTAGTCATACCCTTGCTCTTTAATCATCCTGATAGCCTTGGTTAGTTCTTCTGCATATCGTTCTGGCGTAAGTTCGTGAGACGGAATCATTATTCCATATCCCAAAGATGTTTCTGGCAATGCCCCCAAGTCTGTGTGGACTGTGTAGCATCCAGCAGACATGGCTTCCATTTGTGTCAGGCAGGACGTTTCTGGGTAGGTGGATGGGTAGGCGTGGATGTGAGCATCCGCAAAGAATTTGTATAGCGTCTTGCGTGGTGTCTTGCCATAGAAGTTTACCCTTGAATCATTGACACCATCTAGGCTATAGTTGTGTGGTAGGTCTGGATAGAAGTCATTGAAGATATTTAGTTCAAAGTCTTCCTCAATTAATGGCACAGCCTTTAGTAAAATATCCATGCCACGTTCGGCAGTGGATGCATGGATAAGTTTAACCTTATCAATCTTTTTAAACTTGTCTGGGTTTGGGGTAGCCAACTCAATTGCATTTGGTATTACATAAATCATACTTAGGTCCATGTCTAGTTCTTTTGCTAGAACTTTCTTTTCGTATTCGGATACAGCAATGACACGTTCAGTTGCTTTTCTAACCAGATTATTATTTAATAGTCTTCCTACAGGTCCAATGAACTGGCTAACATTATTGTGAAGCCAAAAGATATATCTGCTTCCGTCAATGCCCATGGTCTGAAGGTCTGGCAAGTGTCCTGGAATAATTACATTAGTGTACTTGTGAATGTTTGTCATGTCTGGCAGAATGTTTTTAATAAATCCTCTAGCCATTGTTTCTGTTCCACCAAAGAATGCTTCGTTGTATTGAAAGACTGGATGTTTCATTAGTCTTCGCCCTGAAGCCTGTTCTCAATAAGTTTGTCTCGTTCATCAATAGTTTCAAAGGCAAACGAAGTTAGTTTATCTTGGTGTCTATTGTAGTGGTGTCCACAGAAATCAAGCGAGCCTGTTACTCCTGTTACACGGACGTATGCTTGTGCTCCACAGTAGTCGCATCTATCGGTGGCAGTTAGTTGCCATTCTTTTGCTGGTGTATCTAGAAGTTCTGATGTCATTACTTATCCGTTCTGTAGAATCCGCTACCCTTGAAAGTTACTGCTCCTACTGAGTATACCTTAGTTAGAGCAATTTTGCAAGTGTCGCATTCATATCCAGGGTCAGCGTCATTGACACCTCTAGTGACCACTAGTCTTTGGTCACATTCTGGACATTTGTATTCGTATGATGGCATTCTATCTCCTTATAAAAATGTGCGTGGTAACCACATAGAATGATTACCACGACACATAATTAGTTATTCTGCTTTTGGTGCAGCCTTTGGTGCAACAGCAACAGGCTTGGTAGCAGTTACTGGTGACACGTTTGCCGCTGGCTTTGGTGCAGGTAGAACCTTTGGCTTTGCAGCCGCAGTCTTAACTGGCTTAACAACCTTTGCCTCTGTTGGGTTAGCAACAGTTGGAACGTCTGCTACTGAGTGTGTTGGTGCTACAGTAACAGTGGCAGTCTCAGGAGTCTCCTTGTGTGCCTCGGCTTCAGCCTTCTCAAAAGCAATGACTGCCTTGATGAATGCCATTGGGTCATAGTAACCCTTACCGTTGTGGAAACCTGCTAGTGGCTGACTCTTGATGTGACCTGCCCAGATTTCCCAGTGTAGGTGCTTACCAGTTGCGAAACCAGTTGCACCCATCTTACCAACGATTGTGCCAGCAGTAATCTTCTGACCAACCTTAACTTTGATTGAACCTTTAACCATGTGGAAGTAAGTCCATGTGACCTTCTTACCCATTACAGTTGACTGAACAATGATTGAGTGACCACCAGATGTTGGTGAGTCATTTGGCTTGACTGCAATTACCTTGCCGTCTGCCCATGCTTCTAGATAGGTAGTTTCTCCACCCTGCCAGATGTCAACACCGTTGTGGTGCTTCTTTGTTTTCTTAATTGGATGAATTCGGTAACCAAATGGTGAGGTTACTTTCCAGGACTTCCCTGGAACTCCATCTACTGGATATTGTGATTTTGCCATAACGCATCATCTCCTTCTAAAATAATTATACCATAAAGCATAATCAGAGCCACCTAACAGATTCGAACTGTTGACCTCCATATTACAAGTATGGCACTCTACCGCTGAGTTAAGGTGGCGAAGCGATTCCGATGGGACTTGAACCCACGACCTCTACCGTGACAGGGTAGCGTTCTAACCAACTGAACTACGAAATCAAATGTCCCTTGTCAAAACCCAGATAGGGACAACATCTGTAACAGTCTTTACTAGTATCCTGTTAAAGCCAACTATGCTTTCGCATACCGCTTGGTGTGTGCTCCCCCAACTGGACTCGAACCAATGACATTTCGGTTAACAGCCGAACACTCTACCAACTGAGTTATAGGGGAATACTTCCTTCATCCAGTATACAGGACAAAGGAAGAGTTGTCAAATACCTAAATAAGGAATTTGGTTACTGGTGAGCAAGGGTCTCCGCCCTCTTCCCACTCTGCTTCTTCTTCTTCGGTCATGTATGGGTCACCGTCGTGTGTGTAACAGAACGGTTCAGTAATCCAGCCTTTCTGAATTCCGAAGTCCATCCATTCCCAGACTTCTGTAGTCTCTGAAATGTTTGTAACATTTTTCTTCTTGAACATAATAAAACCCTCTCTAGGTCATGTATCTATTATACAGTAACTAGAGAGGGCTGTCAACTATTTATTTTTCTGAAGGGATGTTGTCCACAAATGCACGGTCAATTTCGTCTTCTGTAAGTTCTCCATCGTTTAGGTATCCACGAGCAAGGTCTTCTACAACGTTTGCAACACCCATAATACCAGCAAGGAGTGCTGCCTGTACGACATCAATACCAATTGCTGCACCAGCACCAACGGTTGCTAGGGCTGAGACCAAAAACAATGAAAGCATACGCTTTGCAATCTTTAAGTAATTCATTAATCTTCCTCCTTATCTTTTGGATTTCTTAGTGGGTAAGTAATCATCCACACAAATGTTGTGCCAATGATTGCATATCCTACAACTGTCTTTGCTGAACCCTCAAGTACCAGCCATGCAACAAACATACCAAGAAGTGTCCATGCCTGACCCAATAGGTCATTTAAAAATTTCTTCATTAATCTTTCCTCCTCATGCCTGATGTTCCACCTGAGCCACCTGCTGATACAGATGCTGCTGCTGATGGTGCTGCTGCAGTAAGTGCTGCTCCTGTTGCTGCGTTGACTGCTGCTCCAACAGCAACAACGGCTGTCACAACAATCTTTTTAGACTCTTCTCTTACTTTGGGTGACATGTCAGCACCAGCGTTACCCATAAAGTTTAGGGCATCTGTAAGGGCTACAACTGTAGCACCCAGTACTGGAACTGCTGCAAGTTCTTCATCAACCACAATGTCGTCTGCTTGTGCTACCACGAATAGGGCTGTAAGTGCTTCTTCATATTCTGGTGAGCCTTGCTCTGCTGTTTCAAGAATTTCATTTGCTACCGCTTTTAATTCCTCTGCCTGTGTAGGGGTCAAAGATTGAGGGTCAACGGTTTCTACGTTTACTGGTAACTCAGGTTCACTGGGTTTGGGGGCTTCTGGCGTGATTGGTTCTGGTATCGGTTCTGGGATAATCTCTGCTGGCTTTTCAACAGGTTCCTGGGTCTCTTCAGGCGTAGGTGTTGGCTCGCTAAAAGGTGGAATGGCTTGTAGTTCCTGTTGACGGACAATCAATTCCTCCTGTTTACTTGTTACGTCCTGAGACGCTACCTCTATTGTACCAGGGATTTTAGATTGTTTATCCTGTAGTGAAATAAGTTCTGCGGTTGCCGAAGATAGGCTTGACTGTGCTGCTTCGTATGATGTTGTTGCCGCATCTTGCTTAGAAATTGCTAAGTTTAATAGTTCTAATAGTGCAGGGTCTTTTGTAAGAACAACCTGTGCCTTTTGATTTTGAGAGAACCAGTCTGCAGGAACTACATCCCATGTTTGTGGAGTTAGATATAGTAGTTGATTACAAGCACCACCACCATACTCATAAAACCATGCGTCAATAGGATAAGATTTGTTAGCCTCTAAAGCAACTGGCTGACTCCACCAGCCACCACAACCTTTTAGAACCCAGTTGTCGTTTACAACTGTGTCTCCGATAGTCATGTACCAGCCGTCGTCAACCTGTGCCAGGAATTCATAGTTGTCTGTTGTGGGAACGGTGAAGAAGCCAGTATAGTGGATAATAACAAAATCTCCTCCACAGCCTTCAATATCTCCACCGCCCCAATCTATATCTATTTGATTAACTGTAATTGTTTTACAGAATGTGTGTGCTGTCGTTGAGCGTTCTGGGTAGTAATACTGTGGGTCAAATGTATATATGTCTGCTTGTAGACCTGGTATCGTCGGTTCTGTATTTTCGCTAGGGGTTTCTATTAGTTTAGTGTCGTATTCAATTTGGGCTTGGTCTACCGCTTGTTTCGCTACCGCCAGGGCATCTGCCTTTTGGTCTGCGTCTGATTGTTTATTTTGTAAGACTTGCTGTGCTTCTAAAACTGCATTATTCGTATCTACCTGAAGTTGTTTGGCTGCATCTAAAGCCTTCTGTGCGACGCTGAGAGCCTCCTGAGCAGCAGAAACTTTAGCCTGTGCCTCAGCAATCAATACATCGTAGTCTGCTCTTGATTGAGCAAAGGCTGTTTGTGCAGAAAAGATAGGGGCAAGTGCTAAAAGTAGTGCGATTAAAAATCTTTGGGGTTTATTAATTTGTTTTTCTCCTCGTTGGAAGTGCCCAACAAGTACATTATACCACTAAATTACGTTAATGTTAAACTGTTTAAAGTAGGATTCAAGGTCTTTATCTGCTGGTTTATTGCGTTCTATAATGCTACGCTTATCAAAATCATGCATTTCTTCGGTCTTTTTCCTATCACGGAAGGTATGAATCTCCACCATCTGGTTTAGGTCTCTAGGTGTGTGAGAGATAGCACCGAAGATAGCACCGCACACAGCATCCGCCAAGTCCTTAGAAGATTTGCGAGGGTGGTCTACACGATTACCCTTCATAATTTTCAACTCAGTTAGTTCTTCAAATAGCAGGTCAATTGCTGGCAGGGCTAGTCGCTCTTCGTAAACAAGCATAGCCATATCCTCATAATGCTTCTTTGCAACAGAAACAGTCTCAGTCTTTATACCAACAGACTTAAGTTCATTCTGTATGTCAAAGGATTGCCAACGGTCAAAGGAAACCATTCCGATATCAAAACCAAGTCTGCGTAGGTTCTGAATCCACTGCTTTACTTCTGAAAGGTTAACAGGACCTTCAATCTTTGGCTCCCAGTATACTACTGCATCTACAACTACGATAGGCATTACTTGTGCATAGTCTTTAACTACCTGGACATTTACCCACTTCTCAACGTGAGCAATAGCAACAGCACACTTGTCGTGTCGCTGTGCAAGGTCAGCGTGGACGAAGTATTTCTTGTCTGGGTCTGGCTTGAAGGAATCCATAAAACTTTTGTTAGTGTCAATAGGGTTTACGATTGTCATACAGGCACGAATCTTTTCTTGCTGCTTGAAGAATGCGTCTGACATGTAGGTTGGTACACACGCAAAGCGTTGCATGGCATCGCCTAGGTCTGTATAAAAGGCTAATTTAAAATCGTCAATCTTACGAGTAGGATTTACTACCCACGTTGGTCTCTTGATAGCAAACATTCCTGGAAACTTGTAAGACAGAATTGTATCTTCGTCCCACTCAATCTCTAGGGTGTTTCCCTCTGTATCTTCTGGTAGGTCAGGATTCATAATAAACTTGTGATGCTTTGTGATAACTTCTTTCTCAGCAATCACTGCATCGTATCTTTGGGAGATAAAGTCTCCTGGGTAACGAGGGAACGATAGCAGGGCTACCTTGCCTAGGTCTGGGAAACGAGAGTCTACGGAAGCACGGAAGGCTTTGTATATGTTGTCTGCTGTCTTGCCTTGGTCGTTACCAGTTCCAACTTCTTGTGCGAAACCAGAAATCTCGTCTAGTACTGCTAGGATAAGGTTAAGACCTTCGTGAGACTCACGCTCAGAGTGACCAGAGTAAACCGTAATGGCTTGGTCGAATTCAATGCTATCTGCCTTGGCGTAGAACTTTCCAGCAAACCAAGGTGAGCGTTCAATCTTATTCTTGAAGCCCTTAAAGAAAACGTTCTTAGCCTGTTGTGCGTTAATAGCAATGTTAATAATATCAATAGCGTCACCAGTAGGCTTACCAAAATAGCGAGCAGGGTCTTTAAGACAAAGTAGTTTATAAACGATGTAGCAACAGGCTACTGTAGAAACAAAGTCCTTACCAGAACCCTTACCAAGTTGTAGGATAACTTCATTCTTAGTATACTTGTTGTAGTATCTACGACCTTCTGTCTCCCCCAAAATTTCAATGACTTCTTCTAGTTTGTAGATTTGACTCATAGCCTCTACAATGTCGTACTGAATTTGTGATAGTGGCGGTTGCTGAAGAAAGTCTTCCCCCTCCACAAATGTTTTAACGTCTACTGGAACTTCAGCAAAGACGTTGCTTTTCAGTACCTCAAAGAATTCATTGAACATTGACAATAGTTATTACTTCCTGCTCCTTGGATACCTGAGAAAGCCTACGCATAATCTCGTCTCGTACCTGCGGATATTCACTTGCAATATCTCTAAGAATACCAACAAGGATATCCTGCTTGCGTTCAATCTCTAGCATTTCTTCTGCGAGTTCTTTGTTCTCAAGTAGACCAGCCTTTTGTAGCATATCGATACGAGTCTTCTCTAGGTCCATCACAAGTTTGATACCTGCGGTCTTAGCACCTAGATTGGCTGTGGTGGTTGCATCATCGATAACTTCATATGCTTTACTAATTAGTTTGTTATAGTGCGTGTCTGCTCCGACCAAGGCTTCCTTAGCCCTGGCACGGATAGCAGCATTGTCAGAAGCCATTACACGCCATTGGTTAATGTGTGCAACAACTTTTTGACGTGGCAAAGCAAGTTCTTTAGAGATGGCTGTTGGCTCTTCGCCTTGGAGATACTTCTCCACAACTTTGTTCATCTCGTCAAGATGCTCAACCGTTAAGTCTTCAATTGACAATCTTCTTACGCTTTCCCCTACGAGTAGGAATTCTCTTTACTCTCTCAATTGCAAATGAGCAGTACTGTCCTGACGTTGCTTTTTGCACTTCAAAGCAGTCTATCCACATTGCACCAGTCTCAGTATTGGTAACAACACTATCGAACTTGAACTTGCGTCCGTGTTCATCCTGTATCTTAATTATATCACCCTTGACGATTGTGAATGTGCCAACCTGTAGTTCGTATACACGAGAGAATTTACTTGGTGCTGGCTTTGTTTTCCTGCGACTAATCATTAGTTAGGCAACTCCAACTTTCCATCTACCGAAAATAGTAGGGCTACCTGTTCTCCAGGTTTGATAGTTAGTTCTGCAATGCCCTTGTCAGCGTAAGTCCAGTCTTTTTCTGGTGTGCGAATAAGCAATGCCCAGTAAGCAAACTCTGCTGGCATGTCTGCACACTTCTCAACGTAGGTGTCTTGGTCCTTGCTGATGATTGGGTTCTTAGCATCTGGCAGTCCATTAACACGACAGATAATCTGTAGACCATACTTGTCTGTACCAGCAATCGAATACCCTGCAAGATTGAATGCAGTCATAGCATCGATAGCGGAGCCAGCGATTACGCAGGTCTGAATCTTCTCACTCTTTAGAGACTGGAAGTCAACAATAACCGTAACGCAATTGTCTGCAGAGACTACCTGCTGTGGTTGGGAGCAACCAGTGGTTGCTAATGTAAGCCCTAATGCTAGGGCTAGTGCGGTCTTCTTCATCGTTTTGATTTCCTTAATCCGAACTTGGCTAGATAGACATAGATAGTTTCTACGCTCGTGCCACATTCTTTTGCAATATCTTGAGGCGTTTTCTTATCTAAGTGGTAACGCTTCTTTAACCACGCTTCACTAGTATACAACTTATTTGCCATGATGTCAATACCCGAAAGCCTTGTCCCAGTTAGACAATGCCCAGTGACCAATTGCACACGCATCTGCAACATCATCATCTTCCAACTGCTTATCATAATTAATATTAATGAAGTTAATTGTTCTTTGCTTTCTAACCTTGCGTTCTTCATTCTTAAACCAAGACACAGACTTGCCTGGATTCTTTTTCTGAATCTCATGCTTTTCTTCTTTAGTTAGTTTCTTATTACCAATAAAGTTCTGCCATGTCATAGGTGAGACTGAGCCAATCTTCTTTACCCCAGACATTGAAGCAGCCCCAAGAAGTGCTCCCTGGACCATCGCCAGTTGTGCAGCAGTCTTAGGGCTGTTCATAAATACTGTGTGTTCAATTATGATTGCTTCAAAGTTGAAGTGGTCAAAGAATGCCTTGGTCTTTCTGGCAGAGTCCATGACCTTATCGTATGTAGTTAGACCTGCAAACTCAATCTTGCCACAAGCAACAATTTTCTTATCTTCAAAGATTGCAAAGGCAAGGCTATTGGTACTAGCATCAATTGCACAGAACTGCTTTGGCTTATTAATCAAATTCAATTTTACCATTTGCAATCCTCTTCATCTCTTTTAGTACTTGGTTTACATCATCAGGATTAGACTCGCAGGATAAACAGGTCTGGCTATCGTTATAGGCTGACATTTGTTTACCGCAAGACTTACAGGGTCTGTTCTTACCCTGACGCTTTTTTACCTTGTCCCGATTATACTTTTCAACAATTTTTTCTTTTGTTGCTTCTTCCCTACACAGGGCAGAGCAGTATATCTGGTAAGATAACTTGGTATCGAACTGGTTATCGCAGTAACTACAGTGTTTGCTTTTCATCTAGTGGCTCCAAAGATTTAATTTTAATCTCTCCAGAACCAGCAGATGCACAGGCAGCCTGAATAGGGCATGTCTTGCAAATCTTTGAGTTGCTACGGTAGTTCTTCTCTGGCAGGGTTTTATCGTCCCAAGCCTTTCGAACATTACGCATCCACTCAAAAGTGTTCTCTACCCACTCGTACATGTACTGATTTAATTCTACAGGAAAAATCAACAGTTCGTGATTGTTCTTGTTCTCATAAATCAGGATTGCCTTATTCTTATTAAGAATCTTCATATAAATAAGTAACTGGACCATGTGTCCCAGTTTAGGCTTCCCTGCAGTTTTACGATACTCAAAGCCTTCATTAGGCATTGTCTTAATTTCGCCAAGAAGTTCTGAGTCTTCCCAGTTAAGAATAACGTCACCGTATCCGAAGATAGGTGGGTCATTGTATGTAACCTTAAATTCAGAATCAACCAGAAGTCCTGGGACGTTGCCCATTGCTTCCTGGATTCTTTCGTGTGCCTTTGTACCAGCGGTCATGTTAGCACCGCCATAGGCATCGGCGTTGTCTACGAAGTTTGCACCTTCGAATGCTAAGTACCAGTAACGAGGACACTCTCCGTGAGAGAATGCAATTGTGCTAGGTGCAAAGGTCTTCTTAGTCTGAAACTTATCTACACGATTGACAGTATAACCAGAGTTAATCTTTTCAATCAGTGCGTCTTTGTCAAGGAACGATGGCTTCGAATTAGGATTCGAATCAATCTTCTTGAGCATTACTTGTTGCAATAAACTTTTAGCCATGTTAATACTAGCGAGTAATATATTTAAGAGCCGAAACTAAGTTGTTGATTGACTCAGCAGCGGTGTAATAAATATTCTTCTTCGCTCTATCTCCTTTTTCTACATTGGTTAGCCATGTGGCTTTGAAGGACATCTTCGCAGCAATTGCTTGCAAACGAACGATTTCCACTTGAGCAACATTTAGCGGAATGTCTGGCTTAAGAATTACCTTAGCAATAAAAGTAAGAGCAGTAGTCAGTTCCTCGTCATTCATGTAGTCAGCAATCTCTGTGAGACCATTGACCATATCAATTGTGTTAGTGTTTTGTTCCATTTTGTTTCCTTAATGTTGTAGTTCTATTATACACTATCTGGGGGCAATTGGTCAAGTATCATCTCTAACAGGCTGAACTCAATAACAGCGAGGCGAGTCTTGACTCCTGAATCGCCCAGTACGACAATAATGATAGGGTCATTGTTATTGCGGATAGCATCAGTAGTAGCCTTAGCCCAGACCTCTTTGTTAAGCGTAAAGGACTTGCCAACCTCCTTGAAATCGGCTGTAAAATTTCTCCAGGTAGCGTCACCCTTGTGGGTGTTCCTACCAGAGTTCTTGTGCTGTTTGGCATCGATACGCTTAGACTCACTACGCTCACTCATAATCCTTCCTAGATTTCTTTGTACTCAAGTTTACCACACTGACATGTTTTTCGGGACACATCCATGTAATCTCTTTAGTTTCGGGATACACCCTTACAGTCTTTACTTCTACTTTGCAAGTGTGGCAAGGAAACTTACCAGGATAAATAGTGTACTTAGCCATTGCTACTTACCATAGCCTTAATGCTGTCCTGTAGGTCTAGGTCTTCTCGTACTCTTGCTACGAACTTATCTCTGCCCTGCAACTTAGTGCCGTCAGGAAGGATGTACCAGGCTCCTGTACGCTCTACAATGCCCATCATCTCTGCAGTGTCAACCAAGTCTCCAATGCTGTCTATGCCTACGAGAGGACCTCTGAAGTAGAAGTCATACTCGCCAGACTGGAAGCCTGGAGATGTCTTAGAGAACTGAAGTTCCCAACGAACCTTACGACCAATCTTTTCTTCAATCAACTTATCGCCAATAGCAATCTTGCCTTTGATGGCTTGGTTGTCTGACTCAGAACTAAATAGTTTAATTACTGTTGATGAATAGAACTTGGTAGCCTGTCCACCTGTTGGCTGTTGGCTAGTGTACATAGCAGAGATGTTGTTACGGCTCTGGCTAATCAGAACGAATAGCGTAGGCTTGACTTTGTTATTAGCATAGTTAAGCATCTTCCATGCGTTGCTGAAATCACGAGACTCTGCACCAATCTGCTTGGTGTTCTCAAGTTGCTTGAGTTCGTCAGTATCCTTCTCAAAATAAATAGCAGGTAGTAGCGATGTGATTGAGTCAACCACGATGATATCTACACCAGCATTCATTAGATTAGTTCCTACATCTACCATCTCGTTAATTGTACGAGCCTGTGAGACGATTAGGTTGTCTGTATCTACCCCAAGTTTCTTAGCCCAGTCTTCCGAGTAGGACATCTCAGCATCAATCCAAGCACATAATTTACCCTCTTCTTGTGCTTGAGCAATCATCTGTAGACAAAGTGAAGACTTTGCAGACGACTTGCTTCCCCAGATTAATACTTGACGACCCATTGGTAGTCCACCGAGCAGAGCACGGTTAAGACCAAAACTAGGAGTAGCCTGATAGGTTGTTTCAAACCCTGTACCGTTAGACAAACGCTTACGAATGCGTGGGTCTAGTTGTGCCATTGCTTCTTCGAATGTGGTCATTTGATTGCTCCCAACTTGTCTGGCTTATATCCAGACCAGGTTTCTGTATCTGTTACAACAATTGGTGCAGACTTGAATCCACGATTAACGAAGTCAACCAACTTCTCGTAGTTGTCGTCTGATTGCAGATTCTCTACAGTGTATTCAATGCCCTCCTTGTCCAAGAACTTCTTGGTCTGCTCGCACTGAACGCAGTTTGGATTTGTATATACAACAACAGCCATTAGAAACGTACCCCATGCTTCTCTGGACGAGTCTCATTGAACCCAGTCTTCTTGTCAAGTGCGTAGTCTAGCGATACAGTTGTGTAGCCCTGCTCTACCAGACCAGCATACAGGTCAAGTGTGCGAATAAGAATGTCTGCAAACTCTGCAGCAATTTCGTCTTCGCCCTTGTCTTTGCGGATTGCTTCCATAACCTCAGTAACTTCTGACACAATCATCATTAGTTGTTTAGTTACGAATATGTCTACCTGCTCGGTGGTAGCCTCGTCAATTACTTTCCAGAAACCTTTTTTGACTGCGGTTTCGTGCAGTTGCATTGCTAGTTCATCAAACATTAAATACGTCCTCCATAATAGTTGTTCCATCTTTAGTTTTACCCAAAGAGAATTTGTATACGTTACCTTCATCAATCTTCATGTAAGCCTTTGGATAGGCAGTGGGGAACACGGTAACGCTGTGTAGTTCCCTTGAAGAATCTGCCAAGACCAAAGAAGCCATCTTCTTGCCAGCCTTGGTAACTCTTGACTTGAATGATACAACATACAGTTCATCATCCTTGTAGGGTAGTTGACGGAAGTTAAGAATCTTAATCAATCCGCTAGTGTTACCCTTGGCTTCGTCCACAGGAATTGCTGTGACGATACGATTGTCGCTTGCTAGAATAATGTAGGTACGACCTGCTTCGACAGTAGACTGCTCTTCGTCGAAGATACCAGTGCTACCAGTCTTATCCAGAATCTCTACACGAGACCAGCCCTTACCACGCTTAATTGTCTTGACCATTCCCATAAGAACGTAAGCACCCTTTTCCTCATACTCTTCTACATCATTAATAAATGCGTGGTAGTGTGACGGAACAGACATGTTGAACTCTGGCAAGTTTAGATACTCGTACAGGTTCTCCCTGACTTCTTCATCGTTGCGTGGATTGTCTTCAAAGGTTGCAGCACCAATAACTTTTAGTGCTTGCAAGGCACGAGAGTTTACTCCGTTACCCTTACCAAAGGTGAACTCCTCAAGTTCTTTGTAAGACTTGAATGGACGAGCAGACATGTACTTCTCTGCAATGTTATCGCTAATAAACTTAATAGACGATAGACCAAAGCGAATACCCTTGCCCTCAATCTTGAAGTCGATGTCAGAGTCGTTGATGTGTGGCAACTTGACCTGAATACCCATACGCTTTGCTTCAATCAGGTACTCTGTGCGAGCATCCTTGTCGCTTTCGTTCTTGAGCAATGCAAACATAAACTCAATTGGGTAGTAGTACTTCAGCCATGCTGTCCAGTAAGAAACAGTTGAGTAGGCTACAGCGTGAGACTTGTTGAATGAGTATCCAGCGTGAGCCTCAAAGTCTGTCCACAAATCCTTAGCAAGGTTAGGCGACATGAAGCGAGAAGCACCATTAACAAATTGCTCTTGGAACTGGTCGAACTCCTTGGCATCTTTCTTCTTACCAATAATCTTACGAACCTTGTCAGCCTCAGCCATTGTCATACCGCCAAGTTCTGTACAGGCTTGCATAACCTGTTCCTGATACAAGATACATCCGTAGGTGTCAATTGTGAATGGCTTCATCAACTGGTGGTGGTAAGAGATGTTCTGCTTACCGTGCTTACGAGCAATGTAGTCTTTACCAATAGTATTCATAGCACCTGGGCGAACCAGAGCGTTAGAAGCAGCCAACTCGTTAAAGTTTTTGACACCCATCTTAACTAGCAGGTTGGTGTATGGTGTCGCTTCACACTGGAACACACCCTTGGTGTATCCGTCAGATAGCATACGATATACATTTGCGTCTTCCATGTTCAAGGCGTGTAGGTCAATGTCTGTACCAGAACGCTCCTTAATAATCTTAATAGTATCCTGGACAACAGATAGGGTCTTTAGACCCAGAGCATCAATCTTAATCAGACCAATACGCTCTGCTTCTTCCATGTCTACTGCTACTACTGGAATGCGTTCCTTGCTACCTGGGGCTGTACGAGTTTCTAGCGGAGCGAACTTGAAGATAGGCTCCTTAGAGGTTACAACACCAGCAGCGTGGATACCAGTACCACGAATACGACCACGAAGTTGCTCACCGTAGTATTCAATCTCTGGATACTTCTCACGGAACTCTGCAGTTGATTTAGAAGTTAGGTAGTCGTCCCAGTCGTCAACAAGTTTAAGAACCTTGTTTACATCTGCTAGTGGAATGTTTAGCACACGAGCAATGTCACGAACAACACCCTTGCCCTTAAACTCAAGAAAGGTTGCAATCGAAGCAACGTGGCGATACTGTCTAACTAGATAGTCTTTAACATCTTCTCTGCGTGAGTCTTGAATATCTGTATCGATATCTGGGAAGTCATTACGCTCTGGGTTAATGAATCGAAAGAACAGCAGACCGTGTTGGATTGGGTCAATGTCTGTAATGCCCAGCGTGTAGCAGAGCAACGAGCCAGCAGACGAACCACGTCCTGGACCAACCATTACGTCTTCTTTCTTAGCCCAGTTAATCATGTTACGAACAACTAGGAAGTAAGGACCGAACTTCTTGTCCTTAATGATAGTAAGTTCTTCATCTAGGCGGTCTAGGTATTCCTGTTTGTCAGCAAGACCACGTTCAACAAGACCAGCCATAGCCAGTTCTTTTAGTTCTGTGTCTGGGTCTTGGTACTGCACAGGCAGTAGGTCAAGGTGGTCTGGCAGGTCATAGTCTTCAATCTGTTCTGCAATGTCAATGCTGTTCTGATACATGTCCTCACGGTCAATACCCTGCTTTAGCATAGCGTTACGCATTTCTTCGTCAGACAGTAGGTGAATCTCAAAGTCCTTGAATGACATCTGACGGTCTGCACCGTAAAGGTAATCTAGTTTATCTAGCAAGTTGTCATACTCTTGAGTACCAGCAAAGTTTGCATCGCCAACTACCTTGTTAGAGTATGAGTTTAGGATTAGTTTAAGTTCCTGAATCTCACGCTGTGAAGAGTCTGCGTGGTGGCAGTCTGGAGTAATAACAGGCTTGACACCAAACTCGTCAGCAAGGTCAAGTAGCAACTTGTTTACTTCTGGTGGGTTGTGTGGCATAACTTCAATGTAGTAGTTGTCACCAAATGTTTTCTTAGCCCACTGGATGTGTTCCTTGGCTACTGCTAGGTTGTCTGCTTCGATAGCCTTGCAGAGATATCCTGATAGACATCCTGAAGTAATTACTAGACCATCCTTGTATTTCTCAAGAATGTCCCAGTCCATGCGTGGCTTCTTGTAGAAGCCTTCAGTCCAGGCAAGTTCGTTCAACTTGTTAAGGTTCTCTAGACCCTGTGCATTCTTAGCAAGGATGATAAGGTGGTTGTAGTTTAGATTAAGTAGGTCTTCCTTATCCTTTTCTTCGTGGTCAAAGCGGTCTTTACAGATGTACCCTTCGACTCCAAGGATTGGCTTGATACCTGATGCTTTTGCAGCACGATACATCTCACGGTGTCCCGAAAGAGAACCGTGGTCTGTGATTGAAATAGAAGTCATACCGACAGATACAGCACGGTCAACGTACTCCTGTGGGGTGGCAATGCCATCAAATAGACTATAGTGTGTGTGAACGTGAAGTGGAGCGTAACTGCTCATTATTTACCTTTGTTAGTAGTTATTGTATTACAAGTATAATGCATCTGGGTGTTCTTGTCAAGTGACGAAAGTGGGGGTAAGGATGTTGGTCACCTACCCCCACAGTCAATGGGTACTACCAGTCAGTGTTGCTGGCAGTTACTGAAGTGTTTTCAAATCCGAAGTAGAAGTTTTCTTGGTCTTCGTACTTAACTTCACGGACAACCTTCTCAAGGTCGAATGTTTCCAGTTCGCCCCACTTGTGTGGTTCTGAATCTGGCTTGGTTGGAAGCAAGGTGTAGTTGGTTTCAGTTCCCTGACCATTACGCTTAATCTTCCACTCAAGGTTTGAGATTGAGCCAGTCTCAATAGCATACTCACGGAGGTTACCGAAAGCAGACTGCTTTGAAATGCCCTGTGACCATACAGCCACATATGGTGCTTCGGTTCCATCATCGATGATTACGTTACCGTACCAACGAAGGCGTGAACGCCATCCACCCTTTGGCTCCTTACGAGCCATTTCACAACCGTAGCAACGACCCTCTGAATCGATGGTACATGCTGCCTTACGCTTGTAATCCTTTGGATTAGTGTGTTCTGCAATTACTACAGAGAGACCACGCTCTTCAGCAAAGTTTGCTGAGTCGCTGTCTAGTTCTTCGACGAATCGAATCTTTGCAGACTGTCCGTCAGCCAACTTGACCCAACGAACTTTCTGACCTGTGTTTTCGTACTTTGGCTTATCCATTAGTGCACCGATATCTTTTAGCCCTTTAATTACGCTCATAGTATTTCTCCTTATGTTTTTTAGCGGATGTCTAGTTTAGCATACTAGCGATGGTTTTGTCAAATGTTTCATCAATATTTTTTATTGCTTCGTCAGACATATCACCGATATCCTTGTATTGTTTATCTATTTTAATTACAGTAACACGAGAACCTAGTCGTTCTACAATCTTGTCTTTCATGTTACCTCCAGCCTCGTCATTATCAGCAATAACAATAACGTTATTGAAATACTTCTGAAGCAAGTCTGTTTGTATTCTGGATACGTTTGCACCCAGAGTTGCTACCGCAGGAAATCCACACTGGTCTAAGCGGATAGCATCAAATGATGATTCAACTACATAGACTTTACCAGCAGTCTTTACTCTGTGTAGATTGAATAGGACTTTGCTCTTTGGCAGTCCTGGAGTATTCTTGAAGTCTTTACCTTCGACAGACCGTCCCACAAACCCCACAGAAACGCCGTCAGGCGAGTGTACAGGGATTGTAACCATGTCTTGCTTCTCCGAGTACCCTAAATCGAATTTGCGTACTGAGGAGTCGTTTATGAGCCTTCCTGAGTAGTATCTCATGGCTCGTGGCGATTCTAATGCTTGAGCACTTAGTCGCTTGATTAGCAGTTCATCGTATGGAAGATAGTCTGGCTTGTTTACTAATGACTGATTAATTTGATAAGATAGGTCAGTCTCTGTTTCTTTAGACTTGATAAAACGTACCGCTTCAAAGTAGGTACGACCAGATGTTTTCATAATTAGGGATGGCAGGTCTGAAACATGCTGGCACGAGAAGCAATAGAAGAAACCAGAACGCTTGTCCACTTCACCAGCAGGTGAGCGGTAGTTGTTGTGAAAAGGGCAGAATATGATGTAGTCAGAATCTACTTCTGATTCGACATTGATTCCTGACCCATTGATAACTCTTTTAATCTGTTCTTGTGAGTAGGAACCAGTAGTGTTCCGTCTATTCCCATTATGCATTGTGATTTCTTCTTTCCTAAATATGTTCCGTATAGCGTTAGTATAAATTCAAAGTATTCTTTTGTATTGTTATATTGTATCGTAAAGTTTGGGTCAATGTCAAGCCTTGGCACATACCCTAGTTCACGCATCTGTAGTATTTGTAATCTTTCAATCTCAAGCCTGAGCCTACCGATAGCAGCATCATCTTTGATGATACCGTCAACAGTAAAGGTTTTAATAGACTTATGATGTAAATGTTCCACATACTATTATAACTAGTTTTCTTCGAAATCCTTGTATTTATACCAGCCCTTATCGAAGTCTACCTGAACTAGGAACTCACCCATGAAGCCGTTACGGTTCTTGCGGAACACACACTCTAGGATATCCGAGTTAGTAGCACGACCAAGTGCAAGCACCCAGTCAGCATCGTAGGCAATCTGGCGTGACCAAGCGGTTTGACCAAGCGTAGGAACGGTATCCAATTTGTTAACATCGTCAGGTGTAGCAGACGAGATAGCAATGATAGGAATTGATTCCGAGATAGCCATAAGTTTAAGTTCACGAGAAAGGTTCTTCATACGAACAGTCTCGTTGTCTGACTTTTGGTTAGGTGACATCAACTGTAGGTAGTCCACGATAACTAGGTCTGGCTTGTACTGGTCCATCTTACCACGAATAACAGATGGGGTAACTTCACCACCAGAATCATTAGAGATAATGTGGAACTCTGGCTTACCCTGCAGTTCTTTCTTGTGCCAACGCTTTAGGTCTTCAATATCTACCTGACCGTTGCTCAACTTGCGGTGTGACCATAGACCCTCACCCATGATAGCAAATACACGGTTACGAACCTCTGTCTCTGACATTTCAAGTGAGATGATTAGTGGAGACTTTCCAGCCTTCCATGCCTGTACCGCCATGTATAGAGCAAACCAAGACTTACCAATACCTGGGTAGGCTAGAAACACACCCAACTGACCTGGAGTAATACCAGCAGGTAAGTAGTTGTCAAAGCCTGGCAGACCAGTCTTGATACCGATTGAGCCTAGTTCATTCTGACGAGCAAGGTTCTCAAAGTAGGCAACAGCAGAATCAATATCAGTAGCATCAATGTCCTTGATAACCGCTGTGTTCTTCTTAAGTTCTGAAGTCTTCTGGATAAGGTCTTCTAGTGCCTTAGTACCTTGACCTGCCTGTACTTCTGCAGCAGTAGAGCGTAGCACATCCTTTAGACTATCGTTTAGGAACTCAGCCTGTAGTTCTTCCAAATGGTACTTCGTAGCACCCACGCCATCTTCTGGAGAGAAGTCACGGAACTTGTCTACCACTAGAGAGACAGGTGGGACAGTTCCATTAGTTTCGGAATAGTTGCGAATGAACGTCCAAATATCCGTGTGTGTACGAAGAATGTTTTCCACGTTTGCTTGTAGCAGGACGTGGACCTGCTTGTCTGCCAATACTGCAGATATTAGTTTAGATTCTGTATTAGTCATTTAGCCACTCCTTAGCCTTTTGACGGCGTTCGGCTCTCTCCTTAAGGTCTTGTTGGAATTGCTTTCTAGCCTCAACAATTTTGTCAGCGTAGTTTGCAAAGTATTTCCATGTTGGTGATGTTGCTGTTTCAAAGTAGTACTCCAGTAGGTCATAGCATTCTGGAATACCGTAGGATTCAATGAGAGCATCTGATGCCCATTGTTCCACATTCAAATTTAGTGAAGGCTTTTCTTCGTATCTTACAGTGTGTAACTTACTGTAGCGACTGAGCAAAGCCATGCGGTCTTTGCGTTCAGCCATTACTTGCTCTCAGTCTCTTCTACAGACTCACGAACCTTCTCAGCCAGTTTCTCTTCTACAAACTTGTAGACACGCTCAAAGGCTTCGTTGGCAGTCTCACCCTCACGCTTGTTATCTGCGATAGAGATATCAATGCGTAGTGATTGGAAGTTGCCTAGATTAAGGGTATAGCCCAAACCCACTGTTACTTTAGTACTTTCGTTTTCCATGTCTCTCCTAATGGATTAAATTGATTCCGACCAGATTGGGATGTAACGTCCGTCTTCTGTCCTTGTATATGTCAGTATACCATCTCCCATACGTCTTGTCAACTCCTGTTTTGTAGGAGTTACATCGTTGGTAATCAGACCGTCATTGCGAGGTCTTCCGTGATGGTATGATGCTAGTATATCACGAAGTTCACGAACTTGCGACTCCGAATAATAACTTCTTACTTGCCATGCCCTGGCTCCTCCAGGCTGTGCCCCCATTGGTTCTGGGATAACGCCTTTCTTTACTAGTTCTGGCATGTATTTCTTGTGCCTATTTACTAGGGCTGCTGTTTGACCAACAGTATAAGCACGTTCCCTATTCTTTTTAAAATCACTAATAAGACAACTTTCAATCTGGTCTTTGATAATATTATAAACAGACATAATCCCATTAGACTTATTGAGGTGATGTGTTCTTACTAGGTCTCCGTTTAGAAACCAAACTTTTTTATTCCCTGGAATAATTGGGGACGAGTTATACTCTTCCATTGTTTGGGCAGCCATAGTTAGCCTATTAGTTCATGCCGCCTTGGAAACCAATAGCAATAATGTTTAGTCCAATATTAGCGGTTCCGCTAGTAGTGTTGTTTAACTTTATATATCCGCTAATGGAGCCAGGCGTAACGTCTGTAAGCACAACGCTTACGTTATTTCCAATTGTCGTTGTTGGAATGTTAACTGCTGTTACAGTTACAACTGGAGTATTTATAAAACTGTGCTCAAAAGTGTAAGAAAAACTTTCTAGATGTCCTGCATTGACTGTTTTGCCCTCAAGAATTGGCTCAAATACAGCATAAAAAGATGTGTTAGTCGTCTTGTCATACTTTACAATGTTGTCCTTGTTTTTAATGTAGGAGTTGCTGTACGAGTTATTCTTTGTTGCTGCCTTGTTTAGTTCAATTACTGACTGTGCCAGTTCTGAAATATACTGTAGGTCTAGTGGCTGACCTTCTTGTGGAGTCGCTGAAATCATATCTCAATTATAGCACTAAACTACAGTTAGTGCTAGACTTTCCACCAAAAAAGTTTCTGGTTTGCTCGGATTAAAAGACGATAACTTTGAGTATTTTGGAAAACTTCTTGCTAAAACTGCTGCGTATACACTTGTTCCAACTGCAGGTTTTGGCACAAAAAGCGTATTGTTTACAGTAGACTTGTAGAAGTTAAAAGAGTTGCCATTAACTTTAAAAGTGGTAGAGCCAGGGGTGGCATGATTTAGGGCTGTTCCGTCAATATTGCCAACGGTAAATGTTGTTGCTCCTGTAATTGCAATAACGTACACCCCACTTGCATTGAATGCTCCTGAGCCGCTTGTTTTTGTTACCGACTGACCAACCTTAATATTTGCTGTAGTTCCAGTTGTTAGGGTCACAACATTGGTTCCTGTAGCCAAAGTGGCAACAAATCCAGTAAGTTCTGTAGCAGTTGAGTTTGTGCCACCGTTCCAAGCACTCGTCGAAGAATCATCGTATCTTACATAGACATCATAGTTATTAACGCCCAAGGTATTTAGCACACCCCAAGCAATGCTAATACCATTGGCTTCCTGAAGAAGAGAAATAATGTTTGAAGCGTTTTGAAGATTGCCTCCATCGACACCGTATATTTGAGACCAGTGGGATAGTCTTGTCTTGTCTTCTGAAACTATTCTATATCTAAGAAAGTAATATCCATCCGAAGACAGAGACTCAATTTCGCTTCTTGGAATCGTTATCTTTTTAACAATTTCATTAGCCATTATACTACATCCACACCAAATCTAAACTCTATGTAGTTTGAAGTATTTGGATTTTTGATTACTGGCTTGGCGTAAGAAATATAGTTAGAGTCTGTAAAAGTATTTCTTACAGCAGAGTATCCTGTCAATCCGTATAGTGGGTTTCCAGCATAAAGATTTTCTAGTCTCATTCCATCAAGGGTAACGTAGTAGTCGGAACTGTTTCCAACGCTAACATAAATCTTTGCTGTTGTCACTGAGTCCCAGGTAAATCCTGCTGTTTTGTATAGGTCTCCTAACTCTTTGCTTGCAACAATATACCTGTTGCTTGGTGTTACAGAGCCTGTGTATTGGAACTGTGCATAGTTTGCACCATCGTGAGTATCAGCAAACTCAACGTATACAGTTACAGTTGATGGGGCAGCATCGGTTGTGTTTTTATTGATAACAGAAAATGCTAATCTTAATTCATCTGTAGAAGCATTCTTGTCTAAGTCTAGCGATAGGTTTGTTAGGTGAATGTGATATCCGCTGCTAGAAGACCATGCACCTGCTCCAGTAGTAATTGTTCCAGATAGGTTTCCTACTGCTAGAATGCTGTCATTAAGATACCGTGGTCTTTCCTGTCTTGAAAGCCTAGTGGTTAGATTAAAAAACTCGTTGTCTGCTTTTGCAAAGAATGCTGGGTCTGTGATTGAGGCAGACATATTTCCAGTACTTTCGTTACCCAAGTCCAATCTGTTTGCTTGTATTGGAAGTGCTACAGCACTGCTTGCTCCATGATACTCCCAGTTTTCGCTACCAGAAAATACAAAAACTTGCTTGCTGTCTCTAAGGACAGTTGGGTTTGCACCTGCAGAGAACAGTCCAATTTCAGTAATTTCATATCTTTCTTCTGTTGGTAACTCTGCTGTAACAACAAGTTTGTCAATGCCGTCTTCAAAGATGTAGCCACGAGAAACAATTGGAACTCTAAACATTTCATAGTCCAGGGAAGTCTTAGCAGAGTAGTCGCCCAAAGTGTCGTTGGATAGTAGTGGAGCAGCCCCACAGCCCACAGCAATGTGCGATGCATAAGATGTTGTTTGACCAAGCAAAAACTTGCTAATTATGGTCTTTCCTTTATCAGTAATCATATGTTCTCCTACTATATTGTATCATTATACAACGTACCCTGTGAAAGAATTTCAACTTCCACAAAGTCTCCGTCCTGAATATTAATAAAATCAATGATTATATTGCCAGAATTGTCTATTGATACGTTTGTTAGTTGGTCTGGCAGGTAGTTTTCTAGAGGTATTGAGAATGCATCAAATTGTGCTGGTGTTCCGTCTGCTAAAGCAAGAATCCTAAGTGGGTCATACTGAGAATTAAGAATTGACAGTTTAGAGAAAGGCTTGTAAACAATGTTGTTTCCAGTAATCAGGTTATGTCTTGCTGTGTTAATTAGTTCTAGTGAGCCAATGTCTTCAATGGTCATTTGTGTCATTAGGTCAATTGATGCGTCTTGTGGCTCTATAAGTAGGTTGCTGGCGGCTACCCTGGTTGCCTTGCCCTGCTGATGTTGCCTCAAAGCAAAGTCTAGTGGCGAGTCACCGTCTGGGTGCATAGGTGTTGGAAAAATTATATTGCCGCCAATGCCCATATTTACACAACCTCACTTAGATAAACAGTCATAGATGGTCCAGAACCATCTTTTGAGTACTCCATTGAATAAACAATAAATCTTGAAGACGATACCTGGTTGATTGAGTTTTTGTCTACATAATCAATCTCTACAATATCTCCAAGTTGCATAGTCGGCATAGCAAAAATGTTTAGACCAACCGACCTTCTTGGCTTCATAATTCTTTTAATCATCCAGTCCATTAGTTTGTTTGCAGTATCCGCATCCTGAATGTATGGTGCTGAAATTGAAAAGTCTTTTCTTCCATAAACGGACCTGCTGTTTGCAAGGTCTATGTATGTTTGTTTTTCTAAACTAGGAGACTGACTTGTTCCAGCCAACGATGGATTTGATAGGTCTGACTTTTTGTTAAAGTATTCGTCTACTGTCAGGTCGTGAGTTGATTCTTGAGTAAACGTAACACCCTGAATTCTTAAGTAGTTTCCAGATGTTTCATCTAGATTAAGAACAGTATCCATTGTATTAAAGATTAGAAATTCTGCACCATAAGCGTTTGGGGTAAAGCCAGAAACCGCATAACCCTTGTAGGTATTGAATGTTGGAGAAATCTGTGCCATTAGTGCAGGGTAGGCTTTGTCATATTTAATATTAAAATAAGCAGCCTCTCTCATAATTGTTCCAAATTCGTCATAGAAAAACTTGAACTCTGGTTCTCCAGATGGCTTAACCTGTGTAAGGAATGTGTTCTTTACTACACGGTTTAGTCCATACCTTTCATACTTGGAGTCTGGGTTATCCAGAGCGAATGGTTGCGAAGATGCTACAGGCTTTACTCCTGAAGAAGAACCGTATGAGTCTACTTGTGCTAATGCAAAAACATTTTCAAACATGCAGCGAGAGGAGCCACGAACAAACAGTGCCACAGATTGAGTGATTGGCAAAGGTTCTGTATCTTCCACAATAGCAACAGTGTTTCCGTTTACGCTTAGAGAGAATCTAAGACCAGTGTTAATTTTTTCATATTCTATAGACAGGTCATACACGCTTGGAGTTTGCTCCCCCTTCATTTTTTGCTGTCCAGTAAAGTTTCCATCGTCTACAAGAATTTGCATTAATCCGTGGTAAAGTTCTACAGGCACTGTGGCTGCTGAATCACCTGCTGATTTTGTTGCTAGATTTTTGTAGAAATAAATATTTGCTAGTTCTTTTGTTCCCTGGGCAGTCTTTGAACTTTGTTCTGTCAATGCAACTATTTCAAAGAAGTATCCTGTATTGTTTGTTGGGCTTACCATAATTCCAATACCGCCTGAAGAGCCAGAAACTACTTTAGCAGACGCAGCCTCTTTTTCTGAAGTAGTAAACATTGGAGTGCTTCCTACCGCTGTTTGAGTTCTAGCAGTATTCTCTTTCTTTGTATCCTCTAGTTGACCAATAATTCTCATTCTTGTTCCAAAGTGATTAAAAGAACTTGTTAATGGTTTGTGCAGATAAGAAATAAAGTTGATTGGATTCAGGGTATCAAAGTTAGGACCATTAAAGATTAATGCTGAAGACTGCATTGTTCCTGGAGTTGGGGATTGCTGAGATGTAAATGGAATCTCAGACTCATAGTCTGAACTTAGAAAGTTCTTAATAATTCCGTTGACTGTAGACGCTCTTGCTTTTGTATTTGAACTTGTAACTGTTCCGTCTGCAATTGTCTTTCCAGATTGACTTGCATCTAGAACAACAGAGGTGTTATCGTCTAGGTTAGTAAAGTTTGTGTCTTTGACAATAGCCGAACCAATTACCGATGCCGTTCCATTAAAGGCTCTTTCAACTTTTCTGTTAAACAAGAATCTAGAGTCCATGTAACATCCATGCATGTTATTTGTGTTTGTCCAGTGAGAGTCTAGCCCAGCATTGTGTTTTGCAATTTCTGTTCCAAATTGACCACGACCATGTTTTGCAACAGCACCTCGTGTTGTTCCGTCATAAGATGTTCCGTCTGCGTCTACATATGGCACTGAGTGGTCGATGCTGCCACCAGATGTGTAGTACGGTTCAGAGAAGATTCTGACCAATCCTGTAGGATAGATTGAACCATTAAATGGTAGTTGCTGGAAGTAGTTGCTATACTCTTGCACATCTGAAATCCAAACGATACCCACGCCATCTACGGCATACTCTACAGCATCGTACTTAATGATTTCTCCATTAGCATAAAAATAACCCTTATATCTAGGTAGCCAGTATACTGCTTCTCCTAGGTCGATAGTATTATTTACAATAGTTTCACTTGAAGTTGCAAAAGGCAACTGTTGACTAAGTGTGGTTCTTAGAGGAATTGCACCTAAAGCAAAAGATGATTGGCTTGAGAACTCGCTGTTGACTGGACGAACATTTGAAGTTCCGCTAACTTCCCAAAGTAGTACTGGCTTGTAAACAAATCGTTGGTCTTTGTTTAATTGACCTGCTTCTTTGAGAGAGCCGTAGGAACGCTGAATATATCTATTAGTATATGAAATCTTTCCGTCATTATATATGTCTTTAACTACAGACGCAACGCTAATGATATTGGACATTGTGTTTCCGTTTGGAAGATTTTTTACAATACCGTTGTCTGTAGAATCTACTGAGCCAGCAAGTGTCATATCTGTTGCTTTTTCCGCAACAGTTGGCATCATTCTGTTTCTGCTCATTACAACAAAGTTATTGTATTCGTCAAAGAACATTGCTGACTGTGTTGAAATTGCTAGGTCGTTTAGTACCTGTGCTACAGTAGTGTCTGGTCTTACAATGAAGTATGGAATTATTGGTTCTTCTGTTTCCCCTGGATTTCTTCTAAAGGTATAGTTACTAAAACCAATAGAGTCCATAAGAGTTGAAATGATATAACTCATTGATGCATTGCGAATAAACAACTGTGGGGCAGTCAGGGATTCGAAGTAAAAGAATAGGTCTCTTAGTTGTATAGATATCTGTCTGCTCTCATTGTCAAACTCTGGAAACCCCTCTGCATAGTATGTCTTAATTGGAACATAATAGTCTACACCGCTAACTTGAGATATAATTTCATAGAACTTTACCTGAAGATTAATCGACGAAAAGTTCTTTATAAGACTGTTGGTATTGTTTGGATTGAATGCTTGTTCTGAGTCGAAGATTGATAGCGAACCTTGTGAGGCTAATAGTTGACCTACTGGAATACCGCTTGTAGAAAGGTCTGATAGTGTTTTGCTTGCGTTATAACTCATTGTTATATCTGACAAATCTGCAACAAGTCTAGGAGACATTTCTATTAGGTCAAAGGTTGAGTTGTATTTGTTCATAGTGTCTACTACGATACGCATACCCTGGATATACTGAAAGTCTCTAAACTGTGCTGTTCCGCTAACGTAATATGGTGCATTAACTAGTTCTGTAACAACGCTAGAGGTAGGAGACAATCCATCTGTTGACTGATACCATCCGTATGTTGGTGTAAAGCCAGCATCATAGGCTGTTCCGTTCCAAACTTTGTATTGACCAATTGCTGTCCCAGTTCTAATCAAGTAAGCGTATCCTGTAATTGATTGTGGTGGAAGTAGGCTTTCGCTTGTTAGTTCCCCTGCATAAACAAAATTATTGGCATACGCTACTGGAATATTTGTAATGCCATAAGACAATTCTACATAGCCATCTGTTGGCACTACGTCAGAGGTAAATGATTTTGCATCTGTCCAGGTTGTACCCTGCAGAACTTGGACCTTCCAAGTAATGGGGGTTGTCTTGTTGGCTGTGCCATAGAAAGGGTCTGCAATAACAGTCTTGTCTGTCTTTACAATGTTTCCTAAATCTGTGCTACCGACATTGGTTTGCATCTTAATAACCAACCTGTTTGCTGGCACTGCACTTTTGTATGTTACAAACGGAACAGCGTCGGTGATGTAGTATGGAGAGGTTGTTCCAGATACAGGAGTTTTTGCAATTCCGTAAACAGAACCATTCTTATTTTTAAAAGAACTCCAGTACTTAAACTTGTCATTCTTAGACCCCATGTAGTATCTTGGTCTAGTTGCCATATTGGAAGAAGTGTTGTGTGTAAATCCTGTAGAAAAATACCTTAGTTTGTTGATTCCAGAACGAGGTCTAAACCTTGCAAGGCAGTCTTCAAGTGAGTATAAGAACTTCTCTCGCTGATTTGGTTTTGTAAAGGCAGTTGCAACATTTCCATCTTGGTCATACCCTGCGTTTGTTTTAACATTAGATTCTGTTCCACCAAAATACTTTGGTGAAGATGTAAGAGATGTTTCTTTAGCAAACGTATTGGTAAGACCGCCCACAGCAGGATTATAAAAATAGTTACCAATTTCATCAATGTTTGTTGCGTAGTTTAAGTTCCATTCTGCAATAATTGCTGCCTGACTTTTTACTGTAGATGATGTAGTTAGGTGTGTATGTAGGGTTGCGTTGTCAAACATTATACCTCTTCCAAGGTGACGTTAACATTCCAAAAGTCATAGTTTCTACCGCCACGTTTTTCTACAGTCCAACTAAAGTCTGAGATATACATTTCAATAACTTCGCTATATTGGTCAAGGTGGTTGTACCTATCCGTTGCAAAGTTATTTGGGTTGTCGTAAGAAAGATAGACCCAGAATGGACCCTTGTGGTCTTCGTACCACTTTAGCAAATCTGCACCTCCAGCACCACCATCTACAGTGTACTGTGTTGATGCCAAGGTTGTTCCTGTTGCAGGGTCATAGGCAGGGTCTGTAGCAAATGAGCGAGACGGAAGATTGCTCCAGGAAGTTGATACAGTTAGTTTGTCTGCAACGTGATATGAACGCATACGTCCATTAATCATACGCTCACGCTTCTCAATACGCTCTGTTTTAAAGTCAAGTGCTGCACGGTTGTGGTCAGAGATAATTAGGAAGTTGTCTCCTGCTGTTGAGTCATACACTTCATAACCAGTTGGTGCATAGAAGTATGATGCGGATGTTGTTCCATCTACATAAGCATTTAGGGCAGAGCCTTCTTGTAGAAGAATTCCATCTACATAGGCTACCTTGTTTGCTAGTGGTGCTGTGCTACCTGACTGAACATAGAGTTGGGCGTATGTGTATCCAGTAGGAACAATAAAGGTAACAGAGTATCTGGTCCAAGAAGATGTTGTCGGTGTTGCTACGGCTGAGGTGAATGTTGTTGCATATGCAGAGCCACCAGTTGAGGCGTTGTATAGAACTGCTGCCAATCTCCAGTTAACTGCAGTTGGGTTGGTGGCATCATCTTTGACGTATGCAGAAAAAGTATATGTATTGTTTGTCTCTAGGGATACTCTGGTTGTGGTGTAGATACCGCTAAATGCTGTTGCTGGTAAAGTGATTGCACAAGATGCCGCACCCACGTTATATTGTGCAATTGATTTAACGTTTGTTACCCCAGCGGTATTGGTCCATCCTGCTACTGCCGCACCTGTAGTATCTGTTTCAAAATTAGAATTAGTAATCATATTGATTGAACTAGGGTATGCTACTAACGAGCCAGAGTTATCAGCCCACAGCATTGCTTGTGGACGATTGTATGGTGCTCTTTGAGCCATGTATGCTGCTTTAGTCATTAGTAATTATTGCTCCTAATTCTTTGTGAGTCTACTCGTTTAATCTGTTCCATGACTTGTCTAGCAAGGTCATTGGCATCCAGACCGTTTCCTGTAGCGTTTACTGTAATACTATAATTATACACGGATTCGCCCATTGATGTTCCGTTATTCATAGAGGTAAGCCTGTCTGCACCAATTGAGTCTACCGCAGACTTTTGCATAACAAATTCGCCTGGTGTAAGCATAGCAGGAATAGTGTCTGTTCCTAGTGCATACTTGCTTGCAGCAATCTCAAGACCCCTGTTTGCATAAACCATTCCACCCATAGCGTAGTATTTATTACTAAATCTAGTTATGTTTTCGCCATCTGGAACAATGTTTTTTGCAGCGTATCCAATTGTTCCACCTTTAAAAGGACCACGCTCAACAAACATTTGACCAGTTGCAAAGTCTGAAGTCTGTTTGGTGGTCTGTCCATCGTCTCCATAGTTATAGTCAAAAAGACCTGCCTGATAAAGTTTTGAGTCGGTGTAGCCACCAGCCCTTAGTTCGTTTCTGTATTTGTCTACAGTGACAAAGTATCTGGCAATTCCAGTTGCCTTTTTCATAAATGCTTCTGGGTCTCCGCCAGCAGCAATAATTTTTCCAAAAGTTGTAGATGGTCTTGCGGCATCTGAACTATTTAACCATTTTTGATAATCTGCTGCAAGAGTAGACATTGATGCACCAGAAACCTTGCCCATTGCAGTCTTAAGTGAAGTCTTTAAACCATCTAGTTCAGTTTGGTCTTTTTTAAATTTCTTTGCAGCATTTTTAAGTACTGCAGCCCTATCTGCAATTTCTGCTGGAATCTGTTTCATTAGTTCAGTTACAACTGCCTGATTTCCTGCAGAGTTGGTTATACCTCTTTTTTGTTTGTCTGTCAAAGCATCGATGTCTGCTGATGTCTTAACCTTGCCGCCCGAAACAATTCCAAAACTCTCTGCCTTTGTGAGTGCCGCTGCAAGTGCTGTTTGATTTGCTTGCCAGTCTTTAAACTTTTGTGTGTTTGTTCCGCCAAATTTCTTTGCTGCTTCAGCGTTACTCATTTCTGGTCCAGCCTTAGCCTTTGCAGTAAAGTACGCCTGTGATGCTTCTTTTGCAGCACCAGTTCCATCATTCTTTTGTGCAATAACAGCGTCAACCTTAGCCATCTGTGCCTTCTGACCACTAGCACTCATAGATGAAGAAAGAACTGCACCTTTTAGACCAGAACTTGTTTTTGAACCGCCATCCTTGCCCCCATCTTTGCCATCATCTTTGCCATCCTTTCCGCCATCTTTTCCGCCGTCGTTGCCTCCGTTGCCACTGCTAGAGCCATTAAATCCAGGAAGTTGGTTTATCAACTTATTGTTTTTAAGTTGTCTAGCAGCAGCGTCTGCTGCAATAACAGCATTCTTTCCAATTGTAATTTGACGGTTCATTTCTAGAAGTTTCGCTGCAGCAATCTTTTCAGTATTGACTACCATATCTGCTTCTATTTGTGCCCTTGTCTTGCTTTCGCCAAGAATCTTTACAGTGATTGCTGCTAGTTCATCTTGACGTGCTTTTTCAACACTTGCCTTGGCATTTTCCAAAGCCTGTCTTTGCATATTTTCTCTTGCTTTTTGAGCCGCTCTAGCAGCACCAGCAATGTCACCCTTAGAGAGTGCGTCTGCAATAGTTAGTGTATCCTGCTGTTGCTGGTTGTTTCTTTCTTGCAGTTTTCCAATTTCATCAAGAGCCTTGATTCTCTTGTCGTATCTGTCATTAATCTTCTTTTCTTTACCAGCAATAACGTCAAGACCAGCCTGGAAAAGTTCATTGTCTTTAGCCATTCTCTCTGTGTCACTTGCAAGAACATAAGTAAGACCAAATTCACGCATGTCCTTAATCTTCTTTATGTCTTCTAGAAGTTTAAAAGCACCAGCCTTTAACTTACCAGTTCTCTTATCTAGAATTTTGTTTTGCTCTTCTTCAGTAGCACCCATAAAGATGTCGATAATGTTAGCATCTACACCCTGCTGTTTTAGACGTACCGCCCAACCAGCCATAAGGCTAATTGATTTTGTTGTGTAGTTCTTTAGAGCCTTGTAAGAAGCGTCCCATCCAACAGTTAGTTTTTGCTGGAAGTTAGAACCCTCTCTAGCCATCTGAACAAACTGGTCTAGGATAGACGCTTGTGGACCACTGCCAGCACCAGAATCTTTCTTTTCACCTGCACCAAAAGTATTGTCTACACCCTGAGTAGTAACAGTTCTATCTGCCTGATACGCAGCGTACTCAGCAAAACTCTTTGTCTGACCATTCTCTTTGTTCCAAAGGTTCCAAGAGGCAATCATTTCTGGGTCACCCTTCATAGCCATAATCTGTTGCAGTTCTGTCAAGAATACAATCTTGTTTTCTTTGTTGTACTTGGTAAAGAATTTAGCAACGCCTTTGTCGCCAAGAAGTTTAGAAATGCTTGGACCCATAATTTTTTGAACTACTGCAAGAGTAATTGTCTTTTGGTCTTTTAGTGCATCAATGTTTGCCTTGAACTGAAGCATCTGCTCTGGGTTTTCTACAGCAAACTTCATTACCGCTTCGGCAACCTGTTTCTGACCAAAGAATACACCAGTAGTCTTTTGAGCCATTTCAAGAGCATCGTTCATTTGCTTTGTAGCAATTGGGTCCTTTAGGCTCATGTCGACGAGGAACTGTTTCTTCTGGTCGCCCTTAAGGTTTGTTGCCAAGCCCAAGGCTCTACCTGCCTCTGTTGGGCTTTGCTCTATAAGTTTTTGTAGTTGGTCTGCCCCTGCCTGGTCTTTTCCAAACACTTCAGAAGCGGTTCCAATTTGGTCAAAGCCAATTAGTTTTTGAGCAACTGCAGTCTTTAGCATTGTCTTTTGGTTAGTGCTTGCTGACATAGCATTAATAGTGTCTGTTGCTAGTTGAGCACCTACCTCTTGACCTGTACCTTCGAATGCCTTCTTGATTGCATCGTTTGCTGTATTTCCAAGTGCTGTTTGCATATCTCCAATACCTGCAAAACCAGTTCCCTGCTTGTCAAGAATGTCGTACATCTCTGCTGTTTGTTTTGCATTTACCTCTAGAAGTTTTGCTTGGTCTTCTAGGTATTGATTTTGCAATCTAGTTGCTTCAGCAATATCTCCTGCAGCCTTTGCGGATGCAATTCTCTTTTGATAGTCAATTTCTAAGGAGTCAACCATTTGTTGCTGGACAGAAAGAACGTTGCCCAAGTTAGCCTGTAGGATACCAGATTGTTTTGCCACTTCTGTTTGGTAGTTTACAATCATTACTGTTGCAACGGTAATGGCTGCGATGGCTGCTGTTACAGGAGCAAAAGGTCCAGATGCAATGGTTGCACCAACTGCTGTTGACATAAGGGCGGCACTTGACGCAACTGCACCTGATATGGCTGTTGCTCCTAGTAATGTTGCACCACCAGCAACAACGCCTGTGCCAACACCGCCAGCAATTGCACCTGTGGTAGTTCCAGCGTTAACCTTGCTGTTAGCAACTCCTGCTTGCTTTTCAAATTGAGAACCTGCTTCTTCAACAAGTCTCATTCTTACAAGCAGTGGCTCATTCTTGAGGTCTTCCCCCTTTGGTCCAACTAGGTCTGTAATTCTTCCAGATACCTCAAGACCGAACTGCATGTCTTTCATCTCTGCACCAAGATTTGCAGCAATACTTCTAGCCTGTCCTGGTGTCATAACTCCTGCTGCAATTGCAGTAGTGAGTTGGTTAGTGATTAGTGTTTTTGCATCATCTAGACCACCTGTGCCACCTTGCTTAATTGAATCATTTACATCTTTAACAAGTTGCTTACCAGCATCGGACTTCATGTAAGATTCACCGAATGTTGTTTTTCCTTCTACAACATTAAAGAACTGTCCAGCACTTTGCTCACGCTGCTTGTTCATTGCCTCTGTACCGCTTACAGTTTTTGCAAACTCAGCAAACTTTCCAATTGCTTCGGTTCCTGCACCCATGGCTTTTGCAAGTCTGGCACTCTCTTGACTTGTCTTAACTAGGTGGTCATTTATTTGAATTCCTGCAGTTATCATGGCAGCAAACACACCAACCAGAATACCAGCCTTACCTGGAATAATAGACATTGCAGTTGTGAATGAACCAAGTGGCAAAAGTGCTTTTTGTGCAGTCTCTCCAATTTGACCAGGAATTGTTGAAAGCATAGTCATGGCAGTGGTTAAACCATAGGCTGCTGCCTGAATATTTCCAGTACCCTTTGTTCTAGTAAAGAAGCCAGACTTTTCTTTAGCGGCTTTTTCGTTTTCAAAACCCATTTCTTTGCGAACAAGATTTCTCTTTTCTTCAAGAATTCTTTTTGAATTTTCTAGTTGTGCAAGTTCTTCGGCGTTTAGGACTTCATTCTTTGCCAATCTAATTTCAAGTTGTTCGACTTTTCTTCTTTCAGTTACATACTCTTGGTCAGTTGCCTCTAGTTCTTCTTCAACCCTAATTCTTTGTTCTTCAAGTAGGTCTGCTTTTTGTTTTTCAAGGTCTACCTGTTTTGCAACAACGTTACCATCTTTGTCAAGAGTTTCTTTTGTATCTGCATTAAATCTTGTATTACCCTTTTCGTCTGTAAGAGTAACTTCATCATTAGTTAAATATCTTACAAAAGGAATTAGTGCTGTTTCGGCTGCTTCTTTAGTTTTTTCTCCAATAACAGAAACTGCTTTTTTAGCACCTTCCTTTACAGCATTCTTAATTCCGTCAAGGAATTTCTCTGTTTTCCCTGCGTCCTGCTGAACTATTGGTAGTGGTGCTGTGACACCTGGAATTGGTCCTGAAACACCTGGAATCTTAGGAAGCGATTCTCCTGGAGCAGGGTCATTCTTTCCAATCTCGTATCCTGGAACATTTCCAGAAATCATTTGCTGAATGAGTGGGCGGTTCTTTGCTGCTGACTTAGCAGGGATTACAGCCTCACCTGGAGAAAGCATTGCAGGGACAACATCGCCAGCACCCTTTGGTCCTGGTACTGAGAATACGCCATTAGAAAGTTTTAGAGGGTCATACGCTGGAATACCAAGTAGACCAATTGCACCACGAGTCTTAGGCATATCGTCATAGAACTCTTCAATATCATAGTACTTCATAAACGCAGCAGTTTTGTCATATTTCATCTGCTCTGGTTTACGGTAGTCTTTATCTCTTCTTGCAATGAGTTTAATACCGTTCATATCGATACCAAGTTTTTGCAGGGTCTCAATTGTGTATGGCTCGTAGAAGTCTGGACGAGCAGTCATAAGAAGAATCTTATTGCCACGAAGTTGAGCAGCCTTTAGTGCAGCAAGACCTGCTGGAATACCCTTCGGGTCTTTGGCAACTTCCTTATACCACTTTTTCTTCTGACCCTCTGGAAGTTTTTCGTTTTCTGCTTTGTGGGTCTCCATGAAAGATGATAGGTCAAGCAGTGTGTCGTCAATGTCGAATACAGATGCCTTTGGCTTTGCCTTAGCACCAGGAACAATTCCACCCTCTTCCATCTTTAGGGCTAGGTCGTTGAAGAATTTAAGACCTGATGCTGTTGGAGGAATGATTGGCTGGAAGGATTCAAATGGTTGAGACATTGCGTTGTATGCCTCTAAGACGTTAGTTTGATTTGCTGCCCAGTTTAGTGGAGAACCCTTAAGTCTTGAGGAGTTGTAAGCCTGTCCGCTTGCTTCTTTGCCAATATTAAATGTCTTGTCGTCTGCATCACGCTTTGTAAATGAAAGTGGTGCAGGTTTTCCTGGCTTTCTCTTTGCCAAGTTATTGTCATTATTATTTAATACCTTGACCGCACCCTGCTTTGCCATTGATATTAGTTGTGCAATTTGCTGTTCATCTGACATACCAGCACTTGTCTTGTCCCAGTTATCAGGAAGACTGAAGGCTCTAGGAAGTCTTGGCATAGGCATGTTAGGATTTGCTATAAGTTCTTGTAGCGTTTGCTGTGCCAATCTTCTTGCTGCTATGTCCTCAATACTTCCAGAGGAGTGTCCGAACTGGTCAATGTTTACCCCACCAAAACGTGGTCCCTCCGCACCTGAAGCAAGTTTCCTTCTAAGGGTTGTCTTGTCCCAATACAAAGCATCGTCCTGCAACATTTTACGAATAATGTCTGTAGTTCCAGCGTCACCTTCATCGTCGTCGCCACCGAGACCGCCTGGCTTTAGATTTGCCTTTTTAGGTTTGCTACGAAGACCAGCAACTCGTTCTGACAACTCCCACATTCTTCGTTTCATCATTGCGTCGTCTGTTACTTTTGCTGTAGAGCCAAGAACCTGTCCGATAATGTCGCCCATGGTTGTGTCATTTATAAGTTCTGGATAACTACCAATAACACTTCCAATTTCATTTTCTATTGTCTGTGATTCATTTAACGATACTCCAGCAATCTGAGCAGTTTTTGACAACTTGTTTTCAAGTCCGTCCCAAACTGTTCTAAAGAATGAACCAGGATATCCACTCTTTCCCTTCATAACTTGGTTTGCATTTCCTGGAAGTTGAGCAGTTAGGTTAGATACTGGCTCAAATAGTTCTAGTTCTTCTTTTGTAGCACCAGGATAAACTCTTTGAACCTGTGCCAAAAATTTAGGGTCTTTAATATCTAGTGCTGTTACTAGGTGAGTATCCTGAACACGAAGTTGCTTTTTAATTTCTTCATTGCTCATTGCTTGCAATGATTGAGCAAATGCCATTGGGTTTTTAGGACTTGCAAACCCAGCAGAGATTACACCCTTTTTGTATTCTTTTGGCTTTACAGCAGAGTGCATAATCTGATACCTGCTCCAGTCAACAGTCATACCTGTCTGGAGTCGTTGCTGCATTGCTTGATAAGCAGCCTGTTCTTCTGGAGACATGTTTCCAAAACCAGCAATTGTTGCTTGAAGTTTAGGAGCAACTCTTTGCATTTCTGCTTGCATTGCTGCATTGTATTCTCCAGGAGTCATCTTAGAAATTTGTTCAGCAGTTGCTTCTGCAAAGAATCTCTTAGCACCACCCTTTACACCAAGAAGGTTAATGATGGCTTGTTCTTCCATAGAGTTAACAGCACTACCCAGAGCACGTTTTCCAGATGCCCTGCCAAACACACCAGCAGGACCAACATCGGCTAGGATATTGCCTCCTAGGTTTCCAATACCAAGGTCTTTGTCTCCACGAAGAAGTGAAGCAACCAATTGTGTAAAGTACTCATTGTTGCTAAACTTAGTTGGAACGTTTGCAATTCTTTCATCAAGTGCTGATTCAAGAACAAGGAATCTACGCTTTCGCTCTGGGTCTGTTGGGTCCATCATTACACGGATTTCTTGCTTAGGAGCAACTAGACCATGAACACTGCGAGCAATCTCCGTACCACGAACTTCAGCCATTGCACCAGTTAGGTCAATCTGTGGCTTAACAAATACCTTTGTGCCGTCTGGCTTCTGGTAAATTCCACCTACTTCAAATGCAGGGAATGAGTGACCAGATGTTGGAGAAATCTGTGTACCGAAATCAGTTGGTGGGACGTTTGCATATGGACCAGCCATAACCTCCTCGCTAATGTCTTTTAGTTGGACACCAGTTCTTGCAAGACCTTCTGTCTGCTTTAGCGTCATTGGTCCGTAAACGCTTTGACGCATTCCTACGCCAGTGGTTCCGTTCTCAAATCCTGGAAGGTTTCCAGCAACCATACCAGCAATTACTGGTGCATACTTCTGTGCATGTTTTGCAGGAATAACTGCTTCACCTGGGGATAGTAGGGCTGGAACAATGTCTCCTGCACCCTTTGGACCAGGAACCATAGAGACACCCTTGGCATACTTCTTTGGTGTCATAGCATTAGCGTCGCCTACAGGAACTCCAGGAACACCAGTAAAGGCTTGTTGTGCGTTGACAGCGTTACGATATGCCTGAGTTAGTTGTTCAATTGCACCTCTTTCAGCATCGAAAGTTTGCTTTAGTTTTGCGTGTGCTTGGTCAAGAGATGCTGCTACTGCTGCTGCCTTAAGTTGCTCAGTGTTCATGTATTCAGTTTGTTCACCTAGCATGTCTGAAGGCTTAGTTGTTTTATTAATGAAAGACTTCATGTTGGTAAACAACTTCATTACGTTGGCTACACCGTTAGCAATAAGACCAAAGGTCATTAGCAAGATTGGACCAATACCTGCAACAGCGGTTACAAGAATGGTTATAAAACTTTTGGTTCCGCTACTAAGGTTATTAAATCCATCTAGAATCTTTGTAACGAATTCGATAATTGGAGTAACAGCCTTTAGGAAGGCTTCACCAACTGGTGCAAGTTTTGCTTGCATCTGTTCGATAGACTTCTGGAACTTAAACATTGGTGAGTCAGAGACTTTTTTCAATTCTCGTTCGGATAGCACTGCTAGTTCTTCTGCTGTCTGGTTTGCTAGTCCTGCTACCTTGGTTGCTTGGCTACCCTCGGCAATAACGTTTTGGAACAATGTTGATAGACGTGAGAACTGGAACTTACCAAACATCTGCTCAATTGCACGAGCACGGTTTAGTGGGTCAAGGGTATCAAGTGCTCTAGCGAAGTCAATAACTGTTTGCTTGATGTCGCCCTTGTTGCCCTCAACAATTGCTTGGATGTTAACTCCAAATGTTGCGAGGAAGTCGGAAGCCTTTTTAGTTGGGTTAATCATAGACGCAAGACCAGACTTTAGAGCGTTAGCACCTTCCGATGCGTTAATGCCACCTTCCTTCATTGCTGTAAGGAAGAACGTTAGGTCCTTTACGTCTCCACCAAGTTGCTGAACAACTGGGGCTGCTTTTGGAATAGCAATCGTAAGGTCTTCAATGCTAACTACGGTTTGGTTTTCTACTGCGTTCAAGAAGTCTACGCTTGATGCTAGTTCATCTGTAGAGACTCTAAAAGCATTTGTTAGAGAGATGGTTGTTTCTAGGGCTTGTGCCTGGTCTACGTTACCCAATACAGATAGTTTTGCTGCTTGGTCAATCTGTGCTAGTAGGTCTACCCCAGTCTTACCCATAGCAGCAGCCTTGGCTGCCATGTCCATAGTATCTGCAACTGCTAGACCATACTTGGTAAATTCGCTGGCAAGAGCCTGAACCTGCTTAACCATCTTTTCGGTTTCACCTGCTGTTGTGTTGATGTCACCATAAACACGCTTGAAGGAAATGGAAGCCTTTTCAATTTCCATGTATGCTTTGGCAGCAGCAGAACCCATAAGGGTAAGTGGAATGGTAAAACCAACCATCAACTGACGACCAGCCCATTGTGTATTCTTACCGAAGTTTAGAAGTTGAGTTGAACCCTGTTTCATCAACTGGTTAAACAGTTGCTGTCTTTGTGCTGCCAGTTGGGTTTTTACTGCCAGACTTTCCATGTCAAGAGATAGCGGTCTTACAGAAATTGCTTTCATTGCACCGTTGGCATCTCTACCAAGTTTAATGTATTGTGTCTGTAGTTCCTTTACTCGTTCACGAGCAACCTGATTGATTGTTTCAAACTCAGACTTGAACAACTTACCAAAAGTCTTGGATGCCCCACCTGCGTAGCGAAAGTATTCGCCAATAGACATCTTGTTTTTTTCAAGCGATTCTGTAAAAGATTCGGCAGTTGTTTTAATTGTTTGTATATTTGCTCTAAATTTCCCAGTAGCATTAATTGAATTTACTAGGTTTGATTGCATCTGGGCTGCTGCTTGAGCGTTGGCTGCACCAGCATTCTTCATTGCTTGCTGAAAGGCTGATATCTGCTGTTGTAAAAGTTTTAGTTGCGACAGAGCATCTGACGTATCTATATTTATATTTACATTGGTTTCGATATCAGCCATTCAACAACACCGCTATAATTAGCCGTTAATTAGACCACCCATTAGCGAGGCTTCGCTGAGTTTGATACCAGATGCCTCTTCGACAATCTTGTATACGGTCGGAAGGTCTAGAAGTTCTTCTAGTGCCTTCAGGTCTGTTGCTAGGTCTGGAGCGTACTGCTTTAGAGCAATCTGGACACACTCCATGAGAAGAGTCATAGACTTCTCGTTGTTATCTGCTACTTCTGCAATACCCTCAAACTTTGTCATAAAAGGGCGAAGAAGAGAGATTTTTAGTGGACGAACTGGAATCTTAGTTCCGTCTAGTAGTTCTACAGTTTTTGTCTCGTTAATAGTTGTAGACATGAATCCTCCTTATGGTTTCTAGTCAATTATAACATAAAGAATGTTATTTTGAAACAACTTCGTAGTCAAGACCCATGCCGATACCGAATCCGTACTGCTGTGCTTTCTGTCCTTGTAGAGATGTAATGTCGTTAGGGTCTCCATTACCAATACCAGAAACTTGGGATGCAACCCTGGCTTTCATGGCTTCCCAAGGGTCTTCCTCTTTCTTTCCAGTTTGTTCGTCTAGGTCTACACCCTGCATTGCAGCCATAAACTTCTTTTCACTGTAATCCAATTCCCTAGTTGATTCAAGGATAGCCATTAGTTCTGGCATTGATATATTTGACTCTAGGTCGTCAAAGTTTTTCCAAGACCCCAAAACAAACAACTCAGATTCTAGTTTTGCCAAGTCTAACTTTTCCCAAGTGTTTTCGGATGGTGGCTGTGGGGATATTGGCTTTTTCTCTGTTTCTTCAGACTGGTTAATTCTGATACCTGCACACAATTCAATAATCTTATATATTGTTGGTAGGTCAACGTTATCCTCAACATCTTCTATTGTCTTAATTGAAGGTAGGTATTGCTTCATTGCTATTCTTATGCACTCTACTAGTGTTGAGATTGATTCTTCGTCGTTTTTTGCTTGCTTTACCGACTCAAACTTTTCCATGAATTGCTTGAGATACTTAATTTTTAGTGGTGATATTTCTATGATTGTTCCGTCGATAAGTTCAACTTCTGAAATTTCGTATATTTGTGTAGGCATTATATAAGTATACCAAAAAAGAAACTGCCCCAGGCGTAAACCCAGGGCAGTCTCACACTATTAAATTTTAGTAACTGCGGTCAACAATCTTACCGTAAGCACCGTTGTTGTCTGGAAGCAGACGGAACGATACTTCGAAGGATGTTGCTGCATCACGCTTTGCGGATACTGTTACTGAGTCAATCGACACAGCACGGTATGCAACGTAAACACGCTCTGCCTGGTTGCTGGTTGAGTCTGGGGTAGTACCTGAAAGGTTACCTAGACCTGGACCAACAGCAATAATACCACGTTCGATTGGGTAGTCACCCAAGTCACCAGAAGTAATATTTAGGAATGTGTTAACGTCTGTACCACCTGATGTTAGAACAGCAGATGCTGCAACAGTTCCTGTCTGTGGAGCACCGAGTGTTAGAAGTCGTGTAACTTCTGTCGATGTACCATAGTTCAGTACGCCAAAGTCTGAAGTCTTGCCAGCGATTGCAAGGAGAAGGTTCTCCAAGGTCGCTTCAGCAAGAGTAGTCTTTAGAGTAACCTTCATTCCCTGCTTGAAGATTTTAGCGGTGTCTAGTAGTTGGTCTACCATAACCTCACCAAAGTCTGGAGCAAAAGCGATTTCTAGACCGTTGTTGGTGTAACCAACGTTACGGAAGTTAGTCGTTTCACGAAGGGCTAGTGTCTCCTTGTAAGATTCTCCATCAATGAAGTTAGGAACGGTTGTCGATGTTAGAGCAGCCGAATCCTTTGTTACGAAAAGAGCAGCAGCACCAACGATAATGTTAGCATTTGAGCCTCTTGTATAAGCCATATTTTATTTCACCATCTTTCATTATGAATTTTGTGAACGGTGTTTCCTCTGTATTAGTATACCATGCTTTTGGAAATTACTCCAGTTCGACCATCGTATAGTCGTAATAGACGATAATCTTGTTACCGCCATAGGTTCTGGCACTGGCAAAGTTAATAATGTCCCTAGTTTCCTGGAGTTGAAATACCTTGAAATTGTGGAATCTAAAGTTAGGCTCAATAGACTCTCCTTCAACTGTCAAAGAGCCTTTGTTTGCACACCAGTTGTTGATGTCCTGAGCACTTTCATCTTCCCCATCAAGAAGTCTGTTTACCTTTTCAGTGATTTTAATCATGTTGATAATTGAGTTCTCGGCTGTGGCATAAAAGTAGTAAAGTAGTTCCTCGCACTTAATGTGTGGAAATGCGTTTCTACGCATACGCATAAGCCTATCGTAGGTACACATGACTCCGCCTGTAGGAAAGTATTCGGTTACGTCATTAATTGTAGATGGGGTAGTAGGAAAGAAGGGAACGGTCTCAAAACCAAGCCCCTCTAGTTTTTCCTGTAGGTATGCGTTAATCCATAGAACAGGTGTATTAAGAATAGATGTTTTACTCATTACTCTATTCTACCACCTTTCGTTATCCATTTGTAGCCAACTCTAAAGCCTAGTGGCTTTCCTTGCTTTGAACCTGCATAGAAGTTATCCTTAAAGTCTTTGGCATCATTAAGGTGTCCCAGGATACCGCTTGAAACTATGAATGATTGAGTAAAGTAGTTATCAAAAAACATCTTTAACGTTCTTTCAAATCCTCCCTGAACATCCTGACCTCCTGGATTCTCTACAACGATTGGCTTTCTTGTGAAGACTTGCTCTCCATCTTTTTCAAATGAAAGAACTCCTCCTGGCTGTGGCTTAATTGTTACTGGGATACCGTTTTCCATAATGTTTGCCTTGTCATAAAAAGCCTTGCTTGAACCTTTTGAATATGATGTAGATTGAGAAAAGGTATAGTTAAACGAAAGACCAACATTATCTTTAATAATATAGTTAATATCAAACAGTCTTGCTTCTGGCGAACCAGTCTGATACCATTCATAAACGTGATGCAATGTTTCTGGACTTACTCTAGCATTTGAGTCTATAAAGTTTTTTAGTGATTCAATAATGGACTGACCTAAATTATCTAGCAGTTCTTTCTTTCCTGCTTTAGCCCCATCCAAAAAACCCAATGAGTATTCAGTTACATTGTTTAAACTGTTTATCAGTTGCTTTGCGTCAAAGGTTACTTTCAAAGGTCTACCGCCTGATTCTCTGAACGTCTAAGAACAACCTTGTAGTATTCTACTTTTCCAAATGGACCAACGATAGGGTTTAGTGTTGCTATCTCAAATAGAGTGGAGTTTCCCGAACGAGGTCCTGCACTTTCGTTATAAATAGTGTTCCCATCATTTCCACGAATATTAGTAATTACAATGTTTGTAATAGAGTGCAAAGACTCAGTGCTGGATATTGTTGGATTGTTTTTTACTCTGCCAATGATAGAGTTACTGATGTTAATATTTGCTTCGGTCCCTACTTCTTGTTTGAACTTGCTTCCAGCAACATTGAAAAAGCAAGCAACCGTTTTATCTAAAACCCATTGCTTCTTAACATTACCGTATGCCCCAACGTCTACAATTGGATAGTAGATATCAGCAAGTAGTGGGTAGGTGAAGTCTGTAGTTTCGCATATCATTATAGTATTGCTGGCTTGAACGTATTGCCCTTGTAGTTGTTAAGAATTTTATCAACGAGCATGTTGCCAGTTCCCTCCAAAAATTGTGGGGCAAACTTAATGTCAAATTGTTCCGTGCTATACTGTGTAACAAATCTCTTGTAGTAGTCATTGTTTCCGCACTTTAACTCTTCTACCAAAATCTGGGCAGCCTTCTCAACATCTGGTGGAATGGTTTTGTAGCCAGCGTCAAGAATAAACGTAAAATCGTGTCCTTCTGGGAATGCTACGAGAGCACCACCAGGGTATCCGCCAAGGTCACCAGAGGACGGTGGAAGCCTTAGTGGGGTAGACTGGCTTCTATTGTATGTCCCATTTGCTTCTACTCTTGCAATAGCAGAGCCATCTAGCAAAGTCTTGTATTCATATTCCCAAATTCTTGTAACAGTTCCTGCTGTAGTTACGTTACCTGTGGTTGAGTTTGAAAAACTAAATGATGTTGTGGTTGGTACTGCTGTTACTGAGAATGTGCCACGATATCCAGTTGGAACTACCGTTGCAATTGTGACTACATCCCCAACCTCAAAGCCGTGTGCAGATGCTGTTGTCAGGGTTACTGTTCCAGAAGAGATTGTTGGAGTCTGTGTGTTTAGAGTGATGGCAACGTCTTCTCCGTTATAGGTAAGAACATTGTTTTCGTATACTTTTAGAACTCTGTTTACTGGATGCCAGATTGGGAAGTAATCTCCTCCCTGACCTTCTTTTACAATAACTAGTTTGTGATTGTAGAAATCTGAATTGTTTAGATATTGGTCCATCATAGACCTAGCAATGATTTCCCATTTCTTGTATTCCGCAATATCTGCAGCAGTTGTAGCAAGAGTGTTTGGGTTTACATATGGTCTGTAAACGCTTAGGTTATCTTCTACTACAACTTCACCGCTTGAGTCTGTTGCTTTAAACAGAAAGTCACGGTCAAACTGTACCTTTGACCTTGGCAAAACATAAGAAATTTGTTTTCCTGAGTCTGAGGTTAGTGTGGATGTTTCGAATGAGTGGTCCACCAAATCCTCTACATAAATTGAGTATGCTGTGTTTGCACTAGGCACGTCAAATTTAACCGTAATAGGATAAGGCGGAACTCTCAAAACCTCCATTTAGGCAAATGCCTCCGCTACTTCTTCTGGAGTTGCAAGGCGAATGCCTCTTTGTGCTGTCCAGAAGTCTACATGCTTCTTTGGAACAATGTTGTAACCAACATTAATCTTTCCAAAACCATCTGCATATACGTTGCGAGTTGAGAATAGAGCAACCTTTGTGGTTACTGGAGCCTCTGCTGCTACTGCCTTCTCTACCTTTGCTTTTCCAGCAGCGGTAGTTGTTGAACCCATTACGCCGTCCTCATTGAATCCCAATGTAGGTACGTCTTTCTTGGATTCTGGTGCTACGATTACATCCTCCACAACAACTTCTGCTGGTGCTTCTACAACTGCTTCTGCAACAACAGGCTTTGGGGTAGGTGTCTTTTTTTCTTCAGCCATGATAAAACCTCCTTAGATTTGTTTTAATTATACCAGATAAATATAGAAAGGGGGTAGAGAAATTAATCCCTACCCCCAATCAAAGGGTGACGTTTGACAGATTACTCTGCTGCTGCGTCTGCGAATGCAACTGCATCCAGTTCTTCCCATGCAATTCCAAAGCGAACGAATACTGTATATTCTACAGTGTCCTTCTTTGGTACATAGAAACGGTTCACAGTGATATCTCTCTGGAAGCCCCAAATACGGTTCTGTGGGAACGTTAGGTCAACGAATCCTGCAGGGTAGTAAGGAACTTCAAGAACAGGTACACCTAGAACACGAGTCTGACGTGCTCCACCAAAGGTCTGGTTTGCACCACCGATGAACTCGTTACGAGTGTTTTCGGTCGAACCAATGGTTGAGTAGACAGTAGCGTTATTCTTAACGATGTTAGCAAATGTGTCTGTACCAGCATAGAACTTTAGTCCATTTGTGATGGCACGGTATCTGCGAGGCATAGCCAAGATAAGTGCTTGCAGTCTTTCAGTAGTCCAGTCTGTGAACGCAGCATTTGACCCAACTAGAGTTGTGTTAATTACTTCGTGTGCACTTCCAAGGTTTGAACCAGAACCAACGTTTGGGTTGGTCTTCTCCAAGTTAATGAATCCGTTCATAATGCTTAGGAACGAACCTGTCGAACCGTCACCGTTAATGGCTAGGTCTTCGATGTCGTTACCGAAAGCATTAGTCATAAGACGAACTAGGTGGTCCTCAAGAGCAGCACCTTCGATGTTGTCTTCAAGTGACTCTGCAGAAACTTCCCAGTCTAGACGAATCTTCTTGGTTGTTAGTTCTACCTTAGAGAAGGTGGCACCAGTGTTAGTGTATGTTGAAACACCCTGGCTTGCAGCACGAATAACACGGTCTCCCACGTTAATCTTCTCAAGTTCCATTGTGTTTGCTCTCATAGTCACTCTGCGTCCGTCCTGAGCAAGGGTAGTTGCGTCCCAAACATAGTCGATGAAACGACGTGCCTGTTCAGGGCGTAGGATACCAGTACCTGGGTATGTTGGACTTGCAGTGGCTGATGGGTTTACACCATTAGCACCAGTGGTTACACCAAAGTTAGCGGTTGGGCTGTTGCCCAGAAAAGTACCGTGCTCGGAAAAAGCACCTGTACCTGACGAAACGCTATCTGCTGTACCGAAAGCACCTTCAGCGTTAGGGTATCCAGAAACTGGAGACGCACCTGAAGGCATATTTTTGATAATTTCTTCTGACATTTTATTTTTCACCTCCTAGTGAATTTATTTTAGTAAATCGGATGTTGTGAGGAAACTTCCGCCCCATACTGATTTTTCCACCAGTACTGGTTCCTGAATGACCTCACCGAGGTCACCAGACTTACGGAAAGCGGTGTCTGCTTCTACTGCGTCAATACGCTTTCCAAGATTGTTAAAGTCTGACTCTGCATCTGTAACCTTTGAGGTAACAAATCCGAGAGACTTCTTTAGTTCAGCAACTTCATTAACTAGTGATGCATTTGCATCTGCTAGTGACTTGACAATTGCTGCAATGTCGCTAAAGGCTGTGGTAACTGTCGAACCTAGTTCTGCAACTGCCTTAGCAATTACTTCCTCTGAACCTGATTCTTCTTCTACAACTTCTTCTACATGTGCTGGCTCGGCTACTGGAGCCTCTTCAACAACTTCTTCTGTAGCAGGAGCGTCAACAACTTCTGCCTCTGGAGCGACATCTACTGATTCAACGTTTTCGTTTTCAGTCATGTTATCATTCTCCTTTTTAATAGTCTTAGAAGTATTAATGCCTTTAGCACTATCTACTAAGAACTTTATCATGTCAATCTTGTCAGTATCTGACTTCTCAACAAAACCTATGTTCTGCATACTTGCACCAGTAACTGGGCTAGTTGCTGCTTCTTCTTCTGAGATTGTTACCAATCC